CGGCTCCATGGCTTTTGTGGGCAACATCTCCGCTGGTGTGCGAGCTGGCATCGGGGCTAACGCCGCCATCAGGGCCAAGAATCTTAAGACCAAGGCCGCCTACGGCTCCAAGCACACAGCCATTCAGCTCTACTCCAAGATGATGGGCGCTGAGCCCGAGGTGGCTCGTAAGCTCCTAGAGGAGTCCTTTGATGAGATGGGTAGGGACCTAGGTTCGGTCGTCACCCAGTCGGCCCTAGGGATCAACTACCGGGGTAGTGCCTACCGGGCACCGTACGACCACCGTGCAGAGTCCATGCAGTTTCTCGTGGGCGGCTCCTTCAACAACATTAACTCGACAGCCGCGGACCTCCTTGCGAACCTTCGGCGACACCAATCCGAATGGAGCGTCCTCAAGCCTGACGCCCCTACCCATATGGACTCTTGGGTGCATGCCATCCATAACCAGATCGGCAAGTCCGAGCTCGGTAGGAAGTTCTTGGAAGGCTGGTCCGGTGACGAGGTCCACAGGTGGCTTACCAAGACCAAGGATGGTCGGGCTGTCCTGGCCAAGCTCGGGCGCAAGGACAAGAACAACCCCAAGGAAAAGGCATGGTCTCGGAAGTCGTCTGACGAGGTTAGGGAGCTCGTAGGTAGGGCTCAGGCCCTTGTGGACAACTATGTGCCCATTATGGATAACCTCGATGACCCTCTCATGCTGCGCACGATGGCCCTTGAGGGGAAGGTTGACAAGAAGGTCCTGGAGGAGCTCTTCCCATCTATTGGGGTGCGCCCTAGCGTGCACGGCCCGACGATTGATTACAACCTCTCTCAGGGGCCTATCTACGACATCCTTGAGTCAGTAACCAATTTCGGCTTTAAGTGGCTAGGCCAGGTCCCCACTGACAAGCTCGTACGGCATCCCGTTTTCCGTCGCTTGTACATCAACAACATCAAGCGGTATCACAACCTCTCTGAGGTCCAGATCAAGGATGAGGCGACTAGGGATTTCCTCACCGAGGCCGGCCGACTCTCCCCGGATACCGGCGATTGGACGAGTGACCACCTTAGGCATGTCGAGCAGATTGCCAGGGAGCGGTCCCTTAAGCAGCTCAACGAGCTCCTCTATGACGGCACCACTAAAAGCAATGTTGCACATAAGGTTCGCTTCCTAAGCGCCTTCTTCTCTGCATGGGAAGACAGCATGACGAAGTGGGCTCGAATCGCTGTGGCTAAGCCTGAGACCATCCTCCAAGGTGCGAAGCTCTGGAATGCCCCCAATGAGATGAACCTGGGAGCCACGGAGGACGAGCGAGGAAACCTTGTCCCTCGGTTTAGCGTCAAGACGCTAGACGATAACGGCGAATGGGTTAAGGCTCCAGTTAACTACAACCCCTTTGAGTTCAACAAAGAATCCTATATTGAGCTGAGGCTTCCTGAGGGGATCGCCAAGCTTATCCCTGGGCATGAGGGTGGACCTATCCAGATCTCCAAGCCCTCCATGAACCTGGTACTACAAGGCGACCCTTGGTGGCTTCCAGGTGCAGGGCCTATCACCCAGTTCGCAGTGAGTAAGTACGCCCTCGCTCACCCCACCTCGCTACCTGAGGTATATAAGTGGGCCATCCCCTTCGGGGCAGAGGATAACCCGATCTATAGTCTCCTGCCTGCCTACATGAGGCGACTCTGGGACTCGGGTGAAAGCATCACGGATCAGTCCAGGGCTAATGCCTTCGCCATGATCGCTCAGACTCGCATCGTGAAGGCGAAACTCAACAAGATCACCCTTCCTCCGGATGAGGTCTTCTATCAGCAGATCGAGGAAGCGACCGATCAGTACTTCAAGCTGCGGGCTTTTACCTCCTTCTTCGCTCCTTTCTCCGTGCAGTTCAAGAGCCCCTACCAGTTCTACATTGACAGGCTCCAGACTCTTCGGGCTCAACAGAAGCCTGGCGATGACCTGACGGCTGATGAGAAGTTTCTCAGCACCTACGGTGATGACTTCTACATGTTCACCATGAGCATGTCCAAGAACGTCACTTCTTTGCCTGCCACTCGGGAGGCATGGGACAAGAGTCAGAAGGTTCAAAAGCTCATCGCCAAGGATCCTGACCTCGCCTCCATTTACGTCGGCCAGATCAATGATCAGAAATTTGATCAGTACGTCTATGACGCCCAAAGGCGTCAGGAGCTACAGCCCGGCTCAGGCCAGACGGCACGGCAGCAGAGGTCTCCCAGGGAGGCCCTAGACGAGGCTGAGATTAAGCAGGGCTGGAGAGAGTTCGGTCGGGGAATGGATCTCGTTGACTCCTTGGTGAAGGACCCTAGCGTGCCTTTGGAGTTTTTGGATTTCGCTAGGCAGTACTTCGCAAAGGATGTCGCTGCCAACCGACCGAAGTGGGCCGACGAATATTACAAGACCGACCCTAACAAGGTCCCGGCCACGGTCGAGAAGCTCACTCAGTACTTGGTGGACAACCCGACAGAACTCCTCAGGCCTGAGATGAAGGTCCTTGCTACCTACCTGGATAGCAGGGAGAAGCTCCAGAAGGCTCTTGATTCCCTTGAGGAAGCGGGCCTTCCTCACACGCTTACCGCTGAGGCAAATAGGTCTCTGGCTATCGCTTGGAAAAGCACTCAAGAGCAGTTCGCTGAGAGCAACACGATTTTTGGCCGGCTGTTCTGGAGGTATCTGAGCAATGACCGACTACAAAAGAAGGCTGGAGGTGATGGGTAATTGGCATGGTGGGATGTTCTCGACACTGAGTTTCAGATGTTTTTGAGGAACCTCTTCGCTCCCTCTGGGAGTGACGTGCCTCCTTTTGCAGAAGTCGCTTTGAAGCAAGAGGAAGCTCTCAAGGCCGTTGCGGAAGGCAGGGCGACCAGCAAGCCCAACCCGGTGGCAGCGGAGATTAGCTCCGTCGTCAACGACCAGATAGCGCGGGGAGCTCCCAGCCCGTCGCCCAGCGCCTCCCCCACTTCGGCGCCTGCCCCCACGCCTACCGCTACCCCTACGCCCAAGCCATCCGGCCCTCCCCTCAGTGAAGAGCAGAAGCTTGCCGAGGCGCTGCGACAGTTTCAGGCCGAGAAGGCTAAGACCGCAGCGACGGCTACCCCTGTGGATCCACACGCGCTTACTCCCTGGTCTCAGGTCTGGGACGGCAAGCGGGAGCGGCCCATTCGGGTCATCAAGGACGAGAAGGGTCAGCGCTCCACCCATCAGGCTCCTGAGACTCGGAGCCTTACCGATGTGGCCATGGACCCTTACCGGTGGGATGCCCAGCAGGCTAAGAAGATCGCCTTGCTGATGGAGCATGCCGGCCTGGACACCAAGAATGCCGACATCAAAACCATGCATGCTCACTGGCAGGGGATCGTAGCGACAGCTGCGAACTTCTATCAGGTGGGCAAGCAAGTCTCTCCGATGGATGTCCTCAAGAGGATTTCTGACGGTGTGCAGGCTGCGGCTCCCAAGACGACCACGTCGACCAGCACTCAGTACACGGTGACCAACGCCTTGACTGCTGAGCAGCTCGTGCACGCGGCCCTCTCGCAGCGCCTAGGCAGGCCTGCCAGCAAGGAGGAGATTCAGGAGTTCAAGAAGGCTCTGGCGGCTGCTGAGAAGAAGAACCCCACGACCACCACCACGACCACCACCACGGATCCTGAGGGTGGTACCAGCAGCTCTACGAGTACCACTAAGCAGGGAATCAATACCTCAGACTTTGCAGTCAAGTGGGGAGAAGGCCATAACAAGGAAGAGGCTAAGGCGTACCAGACTGCTGGATTGATTATGCCGTGGTTCTTTGAGGCCATTGGAGAGTCCGTCTGATGCCGTGGCCTCCGGCTGGCATGATTGACATGCCCATCTCCCTTGCTGAGCAGATCGGGGAGAGTACTACTCCAGGTATCAGCGGCATTGAGGGAGACCCCGCAGGGCCTTCCTTTAATCCCGCTACTGAGATGATCGCTCCCGGTGTCGGGGAACGCTATGAACCTGACTTTAGCGCTCTTCCTGACCCTGACGAGGACCTTCTTAAGGCTCCTCCTGTTGGCAAGGCTCGCGAGCTGGTTATGCAGTATGCCAGGGAGAAGCTCGGCAAGCTCTATGTGTGGGGCGGAGAGTCCGACGCTGAGGGCGGCTTTGACTGCTCAGGCCTTCTCTATTACGCCTTTAAGAAGGCGGGCGTAGACATGCCTAGGGTTTCCTATACCCAGGCTGCTAGAGGCAAGAGGGTTGGCGTTGACGACCTACAGCCCGGTGATTTAGTCGCCTGGGAGAACAACCCCAACCAGCCGGGAGCCGATCACATTGCCCTGTATATCGGTGATGGGCAGATCCTTGAGGCTCCTGCTACCTGGGTCACTGTCAATGGTAGGCGTCAGCGTGGCAAGGTGCGAATCAGGAAGCTTGGAAAGGGAGAGGGAGCCTGGGGGGTGAAACTCAACTACTAATGGCACCCAAGAAGAAGACCGAGACCGAGTGGGCTGAGTATTACCAATGGTCCCTTGCTCTCCTCAAAAGCGACCCCTCGCTATGGAATCTCTTCAAGAGAGCTACCTCCGGAGCCAAGCCTTGGGATAGAGCAAAGTTCGTTGCTGAGCTCAAGCGAACCTCCTGGTATCAGAAGCACTCGGCCACTGCCCGAGAGACCCTCGCTCAGAAGTACACCGATCCTGAGACCTGGCGTGCCAAGGTCCGGACCATCTACCAGAACATCACTCAGCTAGCAGGCCAAATGGGTCTCCGGGTTTCCTGGAAAACCATGTGGGACATGGCCGAGGATTCCTTGATGTTTGGCTGGGATAATGCCAAGCTCCGCTCTCAGCTGGCCAAGTACCTGAAGCCTGGTCAAGGGGGGTACTACGGCGAGGCCGGCGAGGCTGAGGACCAGCTCAGACAGTATGCCTTCCAGATGGGTATCAAGATTGATGAGGGAAGCCTAAGCGGATGGCTTAAGGGAATCATCAACGGCACTCGTACGACTGAGGATTACAAGGGCTGGTTGCAGCAGCAGGCTATTAGCGCCTTCCCGTCTCTTGCCGCTCAGATCAAGGGCGGCATGACAGTAAGGGACATCGCCTCCCCCTACCTTGAAGCTATGGGCCGAATCCTGGAAATCAATGGCGAAGCCCTAGATCTGCAAGATCCGTCGATCCGCGGTGCCCTTACCAGCGTAAACAAAGAGACCAACAAGGCAGAGCTCAAGCCGCTTTGGCAGTTCGAGAATGAGCTGAGGAAGGATCCTCGGTGGCTCAAGACGAATAATGCCCGCGAGGGAATCAACACTACTGCTCGCCAGGTCCTACAGGACTTCGGGTTTGCGTGGTGACTGACTAGTGCCTTATATCTTCGATCCTCATTCGATGAGTTACGTCTACTACGCGGAAGGGTCACCCCCTCCTCAGCTTGACCAGTCAGGACCGGAAATGGTTCCTGGCTACACGGACGCATACACTTCGACTTTTCCCAATCAGCCCTACAGTCAGCAATACCCCGGAGGGACCTCCGGATCCGTTGTAACTCACGGAGAGGCTCCTAATAGTGGGCCGCCTGCGGCGGGTACAGGCACAAGCGGTACCGGTACCTCTGGCGAGATGGACAACAACAAGAGGGACGCCTATGAATTCCTCAAGCGCACCTTTGAGGAGTACGGCCTAGGCTCCCTCGCTCCGACGATCCTTGAGTACATTCAACAGGGTTACGGGGCGGACACCATCGCCTTGATGCTCCAGGACACTCCAGAGTACAAGGCTAGGTTTTCGGCCAACGAGGCTCGGAAGAAGGCTGGTCTCAGTGTCCTCTCTCCTGCCGAGTACCTCTCCTTGGAGCGGTCTTACCGGCAGATCCTTGAGAGCAACGGACTGCCCTCGGGGTTCTTCGATGATGTCTCTGACTTCACCGCTTGGATTGGTGGGGACGTGTCCCCTGCCGAGATCCAAGACCGTGTGCAGATCGGTGTGAGAGCCGTCAACAACACCGACGAGTCCTTTGTGTCGACCCTGAGGGAGTACGGCCTAGGGAGCGGTGATTTGCTCGCTGCGGTCCTCGATCGGGACAGGGCCTTGCCTCTCCTCCAGAAGACTGTGAGAGAGGCTGAGATCGGCGCTGAGGCCCGCAGGCAAGGCCTGAGCCTCACCCAGGCGAGGGCTGCCTACTTCGAGTCCATGGGCGTGGATCAGGGTACGGCGGCGAACGCCTACCAGATGATCGGTGCAGGCCTGCCGACCCTAGCCATGCTGGGAGACATCTACGGAGACTCAGGCTATGGCCAGGGAACCATGGAGGACGAGCTGCTCGGCCGTAGCGGTATGGCCTCTGAGAGGCGTAGGCGCCTACAAGGTAGAGAGGTCGGCTCCTTTAGCGGGCAGTCGGCAGTCAACAGGCAAAGCCTCGGGGGCGCATCCCGTGGTGACTTCTAAAGGAGTTTGAATTGGGTCAGCATGTTTCTAGTCTGAATGACATGACGGGCAACCTCACCGCTGCCGATGTTTTTGGGTCTGTTCCCACGGGGACTAATGCCCGAATGGGCAGGACTACCCTTGTGGCCGGCACTGCCACTGTGGCCAATACTTCGGTCACCGCGGACTCCATTATCTTGGTGACCACGCAGACCCTTGGAGCCGGTACAGAGGGTTTTGTAGTTGTGTCTGCCCGCACCCCAGGTACGTCCTTTACCCTTCTGTCGTCTCAAGCGACTGATGTGGCAGAGGTCGGCTGGCTGATCCTGGAGCCTGCCTAAGCTTTCTTTGGTGTCCTTCTCGTGCGGGCTTAAATGGTCAGGCAGTCGTGACCAGCCAGGATTGTGTCTCTAGCTCAATTGGAAGAGCGTCGGTGTGAAGTACCGGAGGTTCTAGGTTCGATTCCTAGGGGATGCACCAGCCACTAGCTCAGCAGAAAACAGTGAAGCCCCAAGGTTTCCCCTGGGGCTTCACTGCCTGCCTAGGATCGGTCGCTATGGATCTTTCCTCTGTGGATGGTCGGATAGCTTCCTCGGGATATCCCGTCCACCAGGCGGAGAGACACCTTGAAATGCTCGGCCAGCTTCCGCTTGTTTGCTGGGGAAGCGTCTTTTTTGAGCGCTGAGACGATTTGGCTGAGGGTTCTCCTGGGCACCCTTCCCCGCTTAGACACGGCGATCCCCCCTGTACTCCCCTGTATAGCTTTTGATCCAGCCGCCTGGGGGATTCTCGGGAGTGCCGTCCCAGGAAAGGGCCGCCCCGACGATCCTCAGGAATGTCTGCTTACCGGTTCCTTGGTAGCACCAGTAGTATTCCTGGTAGCTCATGGGGTTGTCACACAGCCCATGCCAAAGGCCCAAGCGCCAGTTGACCAACATTCTGCTGACGTGGATGCACCGATCCTGCCCTAGGGATCGGACGTGGAAGCCCCCTTCTACGGGAAGAAGCTCCACCTTCGTAAGGCTTGCGTAGCCTTCTAGTGTGTCCATTTCACCTCCTGTTGTCCAGGTTCGTGCAGTTTAAGCAGACGCCTGAGAATCTTTCAAGGGTTGGGGTATCACCATCCTTTTAAGTCGCCTCGGTGGGATCTGCTCTAGTAGATCTGCCTCATAGTGAGGGGATTGCTGGGCAGCAGCTATGCCGTGCTCCTGGAGCCACCTACGAAGGGTGTAATCCGAGCAGGGAGTAAAGGTCTTCCTCCGGTAAGCCTTGTAGAGGTCCCCAGGGTGCAGGAGCAGCCAGGGATCCTCATGCAGGAGGCCCTCTACGATCGATGCCACCACGTAGCGCCTTGGAGGCCTCTCCTCTATGGGTTCGGTCCCGACGACCCCTCGGCGCATGAGGTCTAGGAGTGGAGCCCTCTCCAGCCTTTCGCCGGTTTCAGTCTCGTATTCCTGGCAGACGATCGTTAGGCGGTCCTCTCCCTCGGGGTACCTGGCAAGTAGAGTGCTAATAACGTCTCTGTTGTACTTCCTGGGGTACTGGTGCTGATGCACGCTACCTCCCTTGCGGAATGGTGTAATGGAAACATCCTGGCCTCATAAGCCAGAGCTCTGGGTTCGAGTCCCGGTTCCGCCACTATCTTTTTCTCCGGTGGTACTCCTTCTTTCGGAGGGAGACGGTTTCCGGTGAGAGGCGCTGATACCACCCCTCTCCTGGGATGGAAAGCTTTTGCTGTCTAGCCTCCCATCTGTAGTAGTGCTTCATTTCTCTACAGCCCTTGCATAGGCGACCCATGCGAGGAGAAGCACCCCCTTCCCAGCACTGGTAACGCCCTCGTGCGTCCATTTTGATGATGACTCGACGGCACCTCACTGTTACCTCCATTTGAAGGATATTCCGGCACCTCACCACTGCATCCAGGCGAGGCCGATAATGATTCCGATGATCACGGCCATCACGATCCAGATGTCAAGCCAAGAGATCATTGTCGCTCGGCCTCCTTCCAGCATTGAAAAGGGCATTCCTGATCGGTGCATGGCTGCATAGCCAGGCAGTAGGGATTTAGGAGGTAGTCCTCTAGCTGTAGTCCCCAGCAGATTTGGCAGCCGGCACAGTTAGGGGCGCACACTAAAAGAGGAAGTCATGGGCGCATTCAGGGCAGGCGTATATCTGCTCTGCATTAGAGATGGCCGCCTTAGGCCATGGGAGGCGGTTGTATGCCTCTACCAGGTCTTCAGCGGTTAGGTACTGATGGCCGCACTCATAGCAGCACCTATAGGCCCTCGTAGGGCGTGAGTCATCTTGCACATTGGTCCATACCTACACCTGGCCCCTTCGGGCCAGGGCTTACAGGAGCTTTGTCACTCCGGGTTCGAGAGTCTACGTGGACGCACCATACATCTACGTAATGGGATGCAACACCCATGAACCCACTCACTTCGCGATCCACCGGCCCGCGAAGTGTATTAAGCCCGGTAGTAGGAGCCTCATTCCGCCTCCCCGTACGGCATGGGTGGCCTACGTATCATCTGTCACAACCAATGGGAGATTGCACTTAATGACCGATTCTGAATGGGACATTGACGTCCCCGAGGAGACCCCCGTCCCGTCTGGCCCCAAGGCTCTGCGTGACGCCTACGAGGCCCAGAAGGCGGAGGCAGCACAGCTCAAGAAGGACCTGGCGGCTCTCAATGCCAAGGTCCGCTCCCAGGAGGTCACTCAGAAGTTGACTTCCAGGGGGATGCCCGAAAAGGCCATTGGGCTATTCCCGAAGGACGTTGATCCCACCGACGAAATGGTTTCTAAGTGGGTTGAGGAGTACGGCTCACTCTTCTCCACGGGTGTCTCTCAGGAGACCCCTTCCGAGGAGAAGCCGGCCGATGCTCCTTCGCAGGAGACCCCCACAAAGGTAGATGCTGACCAGTTCAAGCAAATGCAGCAGGTCACCTCTGGTGGGACTTCTGGCGGTTCCAAGCAAACTTTTGAGGCCATGCTGGCTAACCCAAACCTTGAGAATGAAGTCCCCTTTGAGGCCTTTCTTGAGGCTATGCGTAGCCAGGGGGCCAAGACCTAAAAAAGGATGATACATGGCTAACGCCTATACCTGGTCCGATGCTTCTAGCCTCGGCACCTCTCTTGTTCAGACGGCCCTTGATAAGTGGGTCCGTTACAAGCTCCGTGCGGAACCCATTTTCCGTGCTATGGCTGATACCCGTCCGGTTGATCAGTCTTTCCCCGGTGCGTCTGTCGTCTTCCAGTTCTGGAATGACATTACTGACAATGTTGCCGAGCTTTCCGAGACTGAGGACCCCGACGCCATTGCGGTGCCGTCTACCACCTCGGTCACGGTGACGCTGAAGGAGTATGGCTCGTCCATCCTCTTTACCCGTCGGCTCCAGCTCATTGCCATCACCGATGTGACTGCCGGCCTGGCCGATCAGGTTGCATGGCACATGCGGGATCAGATTGACAAGCTGGTTGCTCCCGTCCTTAACGGTGGCACCCATGTCATTCGGGTCAACGGTGGCAACGTCATGTCCGACCTGACTTCGGCAGGTGCGGGTACCACGGGTGCGGTGGCGGGTACCGACGTTTTCACCTCTGCCCTTCCTCGCCTGGCTGTGGCCAAGCTGCGCGGCCTCAAGGTGGTTCCTAGGCAGGGCAGTGCCTACGCCTGCTGGGTGCACCCCGACATTTCGCACGACCTTCGTAAGGAAACTGGGAGTAGCGGATGGCGGGAGCCTCACAACTACTCGGGCGCAGAAAACGTCTGGAGTGGAATGATTGGGGAATACGAGGGCGCCTACTATGTTGAGTCCCCCCGTATGACCACGGCAGAGGATGGCGCTTCTAGCGCTACGGTCTACCGCAGCTTGGTAATGGGCAAGGAAGCTCTTGCCGAGGCCGTCGCCGAGGAGCCTTCCGTTAGGCAGGGACCGACGACTGACAAGCTCGGTCGTTTTACCCCTCTTGGCTGGTACGGCATGCTGGGTTGGAGTCGCTTCCGCGAGGACGCCCTTATCCGGATTGAGACTTCTAGCTCTATCGCCTAACGGCATAGGTATGTGAGAGCCCTCAGGGTTTTCCCTGGGGGCTCTTTCTATTGGAGACACCTTGGCTAATGCCCTCTATGACTCTGCCCGAGAGTCTTTCCTGGGTGCAGATATCGACTGGCTTGCGGACAACATCAAGGTATGCCTCGTCCGGGGATACACCGCTGATACTGCCACCCACGATTTCCTTGACGATGTTACCGGCGCTGGCGGTGGGACCATTGTGGCTACCTCTGCCAACCTCGCCAATAAGACGGCTACTGATGGGGTAGCGGATGCCGACGATGTGACCCTTTCAACGGTCCCCTCAGGTGCGGCTTGCGCCCATTTGGTCATCTACAAGGACACCGGTTCTGTGGCTACCTCAAACCTCATTGCTGTTATCGACACCGCTACAGGTCTGCCTTTGACTCCAAATGGAGGCGACGTCACTATCGCCTGGGACTCTGGCGAAAACCGTATCTTCAGGCTGTAGTCTTTAATGGCCACTTACGCCGCAAGCTCCCAGGCATCAAGCCAGACCTCTCCGTATAACATTGCCCGCCCGACTGGAACCGTTGAAGGTACCTATATGGTGGCGGCCATTGGGAACGATGTGGGAAACAACGGCTCCGGCATCAACATCACAGGTGGGTCAACCTGGAACTCTCTTAACTCTGGAGTCCTGGGCCAAACGGGATACCGGCTCTTTTGGAAAATTGCGGGACCGAGTGAGCCGGCGAACTATTCGGTCACCTATAATGCCGCTTCAGCAGCGTATTCAGTCGCTCAGATCGTCACATCAAATGACGCATTGGCGGTAGCGCCAGTATGGCAAAGGACCACTACGGCAGGTGGTGGCTCGTCTGGCCCGACTCCTGGCATTACGCCGCCTGATAGTACATCTCTTGAAGTTCGTTTCATTCTGGCCAGTGTCACTGATTCGTTGGTGGTCACATGGGCGCCCCCAGCCGGGTTGACAGAACGAACCGACGTTCAAGAGACCGGCTTTCCTAACGGGTCGAGCGCTACCCGTACTTTGGCATCCGGCAGTGCTACTGCCAGCCTTAGCTTTTCGTCTAGTGGCGGAACAGCGGATAGGGTCGGGTTTACTCTCGGTATCCCTACGGGAGATAACAGCCAGGACATCGCTCCCACTGGCATCGTTAGCGGTGAAGCTTTCGGTGCTGCCAAGCTTAACTTTACGATCGTTGGGTCTGGGATCGCCTCCGGCGAGGCTATTGGTGATCTCGTCATCTCTACGCCTTTCCCGCAGACCATCACCGGTCAAGGCATAGCCTCTGCTGAGGCCTTCGGAACCCCGAGGATTCGCCTATATCTGAATCCTGTGGGGATTGTCACTGGGGAAGCCTTCGGCGCTCCTCGCCTAGCTGCCCTCATAGCCCCTCTGGGTATTTCCTCGGGCGAAGTCTTTGGTAGTACCAATTTCGGCATTGAGCAGTTCCTTACCGTCGTAGGCATCCCCTCGGGGGAGACTTTCGGCACTCCCTCTTTCCAGCTTGGATACCCCCAGGCCATCACAGTCATTGGTATCCCCTCTCTGGAGAGGATGACCCAACAGCCTGTAGTCCGCCTGGACCAAAGGCTTACCTTCCGCCCTCCCTCTGTCCAGGAAACCCCAGCCGGCATCAATGTCCTACATCTTAGGTACGGCGTTGATAGAGGTATCTCTGTTATCCGGAGAGCGGACGGGACTATCTATCAGACGAGGTACCCGGCTCTCACAGACCTTGAGGCTGCCCTGACCTACTGGCTTGGAGGGTATGCCCATGAGGTTTCTGTTGAGGATGCTGCCGCATTGACGGCAGCCGGGTATGGCTCTTACATCACTTTGGAAGAGGTCGCATGAGGCTTTTTACTTTTACTACTACTGCCGTCCCCAAGCACTCCGGTGAGGGCGTTGATTTCGAGGATGGCACCGCTAGCTATCGGCTGGCTGAGAATGATGGCGCCTGGTCCAAGCCCTATGCAGGTGCCGTAGGTGACATCGCCTATCAGTATGGAGGCCTGCCGGGCTACTCCTTTGAGTACGCGGACGAGGAGTAAGAGTGCCTCACGTCTGCAAGTGCTCTTGGTCTGCGGTCAGTCATAAGACCTTCGGCGAGTGCATGAGGTCTAAGAACATCAAGGTTGCCTACTGTCGGTCCGCGGCTGGCAAGGATTACTCCACTCAGAAGCGGTGGGATAAGGATCTAGACGCCTATGCCCATGCCCGCAAGGAAGGTATGCAGCCGGACTCTACTAGGCCAGATGCCGTAAGGAAGGCAGTGGAAACCTCGGACAAGACGGGAGTTGCCTATGGATCTGCAAGGGGAGCTTAACCGCCTTGCGTCCTTGGACGGGGCTGGAGCGGCCCTTGCTGCTCGTACCTACGCGGAGTGCCCTTATGACTATGACGTAGTGGGTGCCCTCAACTACCTGGCGTTCGCTGAGCCAGGCGACGAGCATCGGGAGCTCTGGCTAGACCTTCAAGGGGTCTGCAACGAGCTGGCTGGCACGAGCGGCCTTGGGGCCCCTGAGGCCCTGTCAAGGATTCCCTAGTGGCTACCTATCGGCAGCTCACTGACAGAGTCCTCCAGGCCCTCCAGGGGGATGCTCTCGACCAGACCCAGCAGACTGCCCTGACTGAGGACCTCGCCGCTGATGGGCTCACTCTCGCCCTGGACGACGCGGCTCAGATCTCCTCGGGCCTGGTGGAGATCGACGGGGAGCTGCTATGGGTCAAGAGCATCGACAGGCAGGCAGGCACGGCTACCGTCAGCGCCTACGGCAGGGGATACCGCTCCACTACTGCCACCACGCATGCCGCTGGGACTCCCGTCCTCAACTCCCCTCGGTATGCGAGATGTCGGGTTAAGGCGGCCATCAATGACGCTATCGAGGCCGTCTATCCCGATCTCTTCGTCATCAAGAGGACCAATATCTCTTATGTGGCAGCTCGCCTAGCCTATGAGCTTCCAGAGGACTGTGAGCAAATCCATTCTGCGAGCTACCAGACCATCGGCCCGTCTCGGGTCTGGGTTCCCATCAATCAGTATCGCTTTGACCCTGATGCGGATACCGGCGAATTCCCCTCGGGGAAGTCTGTGGATCTGTGGGAGTCCATCATTCCCGGACGGGATGTGAGGGTCACCTATCTTACGTCTCCCGGTCTGCTGGTGAATGATGCCGATGAGTTCTCTACGACTACCGGCCTTGCCCCTACCGCAGAGGAAGCTGTCATCTATGGGGCCTGCCACAGGCTTATTGGATTCCTTGAGGGTCCTCGGCTCCAGACTGGAGCGGTTGAGGCGTCTGCTCGGAGCCAGCTTGTTCCACCAGGGGCAAGTGTCAATGCTGCGAAGTTCTTCTATGGCCTCTACTTGGAGGCCCTCAATAAGGAGCGTGAGCGCCTCTTGCGCCTCCATGGCACTCTTGTCCATCGTACCCGGAGGCTCATGTAATGGCTCGTAGGCACTACAGTTCCAACGCGCGGGAAACGAGCCTGACGGCAGGGGTCAATTCCTCGGCTACCTCCATTGCCGTTGACTCTCCTGTCGGGTACCCGGCCGAGACTCCCTTTATGATCCTGTGTGAGCTAGGTACGTCCTCAGAAGAGATCATGCTCGTTACCGCTATGGCAGGGGACTCCTGGACGGTGACGCGAGGGTATGACGGCTCTACCGCTGTCGCTCATGATCTGGGTGCGAAGGTCGTCCATGGGGTTTCAGCCATTGACATGGACGAGGCCAATGAGCACGTCCAGGCGTCTACCAATGTCCACGGCCTAGCCTCTGGTGCTGCCGTCGTCGGCACGACCACTGCGCAGACTCTCACGAATAAGACGCTGACCTCTCCTACCCTCAATGGTGGGACGCTCAATGCTGTGACTCTGGCCTCTGGTACTACCCTTGATACTCCTACCCTTATCACTCCGGTGATTGCCTCTTTCGTCAATGCCCCACATGACCATTCGGACGCGGCTAATGGCGGCGAGATTGAGGGTGGCGGAGGTGGAAGTGCGACCGGCCTTGCCTATAGGCGTACGCGAGATGAAGCCCCTGATGTGACTATCTCCTCTTCGGGAGACGCTGGCGCTGTCGCGGTCTCCCTGGATATCCTGGATTACAACGTCGGCGGTAATGCCACCTGGGCTGTCAACGGCGCTAGTTCGAGAATTACTCTGCCTACCGACATTGCTAATGCTGTCTGGCATGTATCAGCCAGCGCTAGCATTGAGGTTGAAGACGCGGAGTTTGATGAACCCTTCATTAATATCGTCCACCAGGATGAGGGGATCCTTGCGACGGACGGTGGTACACCTAACATCGTTTCTACTGTCCCTACGCGGCGTTTCAGTGCTAGCAGTGATTTCCAGGCTGCTTCTGCCGGCCGCTGGATTGAGCTTCGCCTGGGTACCGATGGCCCCGTGACGTCTACCTATTCTGTCAATTACGCCAGTATCAGCATTCACCGGGTGGCGTAATGGTCTTCCAGGAGATCCGCAAGAAGCTACCCTTCCAGCTTGCTTTCAAGAAGACCACGGCGTCTAGCAGCTATGAGGATCTCTATAACGCCTATGACATCGCTCTTGGAGGAATCCCTTTCCTCTACAAGATTGATGCGCAGAATCCCCTTACTCGGTCCACTGCTCAGTTTAGGAAGCAACAGCTTGACACCTCTAGGGAGCCAGGAGAGCAGTCCCTTTCCGGCTGGTGGCTGAGGTCTCAGGCCTCCTTCCACTTGGGCGCGGGTATCCGGTATGGAGATCCCGAGCTAGACGAGTCCGCCCCTTATCGGTTCCGGGAGTCTGAGGGTGTAGATGTATGGACCCCTGGGCAGGTGACTCTCCTGCCCTCTACAGAGCTCCTCAAGTCCGCTACTGGGACTATCCGGATGATCACCGCTACCGACAATGGCACGGAGAAGTATTACCGGGTAGAGGGGGCCGATCTCTATCAAGGGACTGCTGATGGCGTTGAGACCATGGTCCTTGATGGGACGCAGGCGATCCTGGATATCACCACGGATGGCTCAGACGTCTATGTCGCCACTACTAGCGCTGTCACTAAGATTCCGAATGGGTCCGGGGTAGCCGATCCAATGTGGACTTTAACGTCTGCTGCTTCGGTTACCTTGGGCTGGGTTAAGCAGCGCATGGTCTTGGGTGTGGACAACGCGATCTATGTCCCTACGTTTGACTCTGACACTCTGCCTACCGCTGTCTACGAGCACCCCAATGAGTCGTGGGTCTGGACGGACATCGTTGAAGGCCCTGAGGCGATCTACATTTCTGGGGGTGTGGGGGCTGAGTCGGTCATCATTCGCCTTGCCCTGGACAATACCGGTGCCGTCCCTACCCTTACAGCTGCGACGGTAGTTGCTGCTTTCCCGTCCGGGGAGCAGGTCACATGTATGCATTCCTACCTAGGTACTTATCTGGGGATCGGGACTAACAAGGGTTTTCGGGTGGCTCAGATCTCGGATGGTGGAGGCTTGCAGTATGGCCCCCTGATCGAGACAGAATCCCCGGTACGGGCGGTTGCCGCTAGGGGTAATCACTTCCTGGTCGGGTATGCCAACGCGTTCTCTGATGGTACGTCGGGCCTCATGAGAGTAGAGCTGAGGAATCAGCTAGCCTCCGGGGCGTTCCCTTACGCTACCGATCTACAGGTCCATTCCTCTGGGCAGGTGGATTCCATTGCCATCCTTTCCACTTCAGACCTGGCCCTTATCGGCGTGACAGACGCCGGCCTCTACAAGGAGGAAGCTTCCACTCTTGAGGAGCAGGGCTACCTGATCACTGCTCGGCAGCGATTCAATACGGTGTGGCCGAAGCTTTTCAAGAGGTTCAATGTCAGAGGGACTTTTGCAGGGCCTATGACGGTCAGCACGATTGACTCTAACGAGTCTGAGATTTCTATCATCTCCGTGTCTGTTAACACTGACCAGAGTACGGACCTGGCGATCAATTACCCGGACACTCCTCAGGAGTTTCTCTCTCTCAAGTTCACCCTGCATCGGAATCCCAATGACGACACGGAAGGTACGATCTTCCGTAGCTATCAGCTCAAGAGCCTTCCTGGTGGCCCCAGGCCACGGCAGTTCACCCTCCCTCTGCTCTGTATGGACTTTGAGCGAGACCGGTTCGAGCATGAGCATGGGCATGTGGGTTATGCCCTTGAGCGCCTAGAAGGCATCGAGGCATTTGATAGCTCTGGTGATGCTGTCCTCTTCCAGGACCTTGTTACTGGTGAGGGTTACCTGGTGACCATTGAAGCTATGGAGTTTCGGCAGATTGACCCACCGTCGTCGGGCGACTCACGATGGGGAGGCGTCCTTACCGTGGCCCTGAGGACTCTGTCAGCATGAGTGAGTTGACTGTGCAGATCATCTCCGGCATTGCCGTCTCGGTGATCCTCGCCTTTGCGGCATGGGTTTTCCGTAAGGCCCTGGAGGATCTCAAGAGCCAGATGAAGCCCAACGGCGGAGGCAGCCTTTTTGATCAGGCTAAGGATGCTAAGGATCTCGCCTCCAAGGCGGTGGATCTAGGTGTCCTCAATGAGGCCCGCCTTAAGCAGTTGGAGACGAAGGTCGATGCGCTCATTCTCTCCCGCATTCAGTAAGGGGAGGCCTCGCCTCTCTGGGGATCTGATCGCCTTGTGGTTCGGGGTTGATGTCCATCTGGATTCGATCCGGAACACCTGGGAGTATCTCAACCGGAAGGGGACCGTCCCTCACTTCCTCTGGCACCCGTCCACCGGGGAGCTGGTGGAGGGAGCTCCCCTCGATCACACGGGAACCATGTGGAGCGGCTCCTACGCGGTGTGCGTGGCAGTCGTCTGTGATCCTGCCGACCCGTTCACGGACCACCCTCTGAGAGGCGCTGAGAGCCTCTGTGAGGCGCTCGGCTCTGCTGGGGTTCCAGAGGTATGGCCCTTCGGCCCTCCGTCCTCTGTGGCGGCTTCCAGAGCCGTACGAGGGCGGTTGAAGCCGGGCCATTATTCCATTGACCAGATCGACAAGGCACCAGGGATTGGAGCTGTAGACATTGCCCGACTATTCAGAGCCAGAGCCGATGCCTGAGGACGTAGACGTTCCCGATGGAGAGTTTGAGGTAGACCAGGATCCCGATTGGTTCTTGGACGACCTCTATAGCTACAAGGTTTTTGGGGAGGATGATGGCGACAGCGGCTGACTTCATCAAGAGGGCTAAGAAATACCTTGGCGCCTCAGGGCGCCCTAATACCTTCACTAGGTGGTATGCCAAGACTGCCGGCTCGGCGTTCCTCAGGGCTCCCTGGTGTGCCATGTTCGTTAGCTATGTGGCTAGCGGTGGCAAGGTCAAGGGTGCAGGCAAGTATGCCTATTGCCCCTATTGGGTGTCCTGGTTCAAGAAAGAGAAGCGGTGGGGTTCGACCCCTAGGCCTGGAGCCATCGTCTTCTTTGACTGGAACAACGATAACGTTGCTGACCATGTGGGAATTGTGGAGTACGCCAAGGGCGGGTACATCTACACGATTGAAGGCAACAAGGGCGACAAGGTCGCGAGAGTAGTACGTAAGCCGGGAGACATTCTAGGATACGGCTACCCGGTTTTCTCGGAGGCCAAGGCTAAGTCCTACAAGGTGAAGCCTGGAGATTCTCTGTCCAAGATTGCCGTCAAGTACTACGCGGATCCCTCAAGGTGGAGGGATATCTACGCGGCCAATAGAAAGGTCATCGGCTCCGACCCTTCTCTTATCAAGGTCGGACAGAAGCTCAATCTTCCTATGTAGGAGACTTCTATGGGTAAGTATGGTCCGCTGCTCAATACCCTGCTGGCTGTGACCGTGGCTGGCGTGGGCTATCAGGTTGTCCTGTCTGGTGGTGACTGGGCTTCGGCTCTAGACGCTCTGGGTGTCACGGTTTTGACGGCCCTCATCAAGGTACTGAATCCCACTGACGGAGATGTGGGCGTGAAGGCGAAGAAGTAAGGCTAGGAATAGAAGACCCCCCGCGATAGGCGGGGGGTCTTTTTCTTTTTACCTGGGGGTATCTCGGCGGAAGCATACCCAGTAATCCCCGTCCTGGAGTTCTTGGATCTTAGCCTGGGTAACGATCTGCTCGGCCACGGTGTCTGCCGCTAGAAGATCATTGGAGAGGTGGGACATCTGATCTCTGGCCGGCTTGCAGCCGTCCTCTCCACAGGCAGTCACGGGGAGTAGGAGCAGAGGCACTAGGAGGAGTAATCGACTCATGGCGGGAGGATACTCCTGGGGACACACGAAACCCCCCAGCTCCGAAGAACTGGAGGGTTCGCGCCCTCTTGGCAGAAAAGGGCATCCCTGCCAAGGGGATCCATCCCGGAGGCGTTGGACACACACAACAGGGATAGGCAGACCTTAGCAGTAGATGTAGACAGCAGGAATCCCCCGGTAGCAGGGTGGATGGCTGCTACCGGGGGACGGGAGCCTCTAGAGGGGACTAGAGGGGGCTCCCAGCGCCGTACCCTCGCCGGGGATTGGAGGGTACGGCGCGCTGAGGGGAGGGGGACGGTGCTCCTCGGCGCTAGGGCCGTCCCCCTCCATGGCCCTCCCCCCAGGGGACCTGTGCCCGTCCACCCCCAGGCCGACGAGCACGAAACAGATATTACGGTCAGGCCCTCTTTCTACCAAACTCCGGATATACCACTGTAGCCAGCGTTTCACCGGTGTAAGCCGTAGATTCGTCCGTGACCGATACGTCTGTTTCTTGCTGAGGAGCCTGCTCCATGTCGTCTAGCTTCTGGAGAGCCTCCCAGGTGGCGCGGGCTCCCTCTTCCTTCTGGATGTAGATCGCCGTTGTTCGCCTATCCCCGTGACCTAGGACGCGCTGAATATGCTGGAGGGGGTCAGGAACCCCAGCGTCCTCCAATTTGTCGTGAAGGTAGGTAGCGCCCCCTCTGCGGGCGGAATGGCCCGCCTTCCAGTACTCGTAGACGTTTGCAGCTTTGTAGGCCCTGCTGAATACCTCGCTCACGCTAGAGATGGGCTCCTCCGGGAAGTGTCGTCGGGCTCGCCTCTCCCCCTTCTCGGCCTTCCCTGCCCCTACGGATCGAGGGAACATGTACCAGCTGCTTGCTAGCTTGCTCACCCCCATCAGTTGCCGGTACTCCTCTAACCAGGCCTCGATAGCCTTTTGCTGGCTAGAGGTGAGGCGGACTTTTATGCGCCCCTTGTGGTTCTTGGTCTCCGCGTAGGTGTACGTCCCATAGGGGGAGTCCTTCTTGGCCTTAGGGTCGTAGTCGCCGATGCGAAGCCGGCCCATCTCGGCAGGCCTACGGGCTAGGAGGAAGGCGATCCAGACCATGTGAGCATCCTTCGGCGAGTAGTCGTGAACTACTTTGAAGGTCTCAATGGCCTCTGCCTGGCTAAGGAACTTGGTCTCTACCTTGGGGACGACAGGTGACTTGCCGACCAGGGTAAAGAGCGGACCGGTCTCGTACTGGTTGGACAGGAGCCACTTTGCGAAGGTCTTGATGCGTCCGTAGGAGGTTGCATGGGTCTGGGTGGTTCCGTGGTCGGGCCAGAGGCCCTCAATGAGGCGGATGACGGTCTCATCACCCATGTCACTCGTAAGGGGCTCACGACCGAGATGCTTCGCCAAGACCCGGAGAAACAATCGGAGGGTGTTCACATTGCCTTTGACGGTGTTGGGAGTCTTCCAGTCCCTTACTCCCTGCTTGAACGTGATGTACGTGTCCAGAGCGTTTGCGAGGAGCTCTCGACGCTGACGAATCTCCATGAGTACCGCTGCTGCTTCCATTACTCTAGGTTAGCAGAAAACGGACATTCGGAATATTAACGGGACAAACCACATCCCGGTGAGTATTTCCACGATGCCCGTGACCTGCGATGACTCTCCGAAGCTTGCATATATCGGCTCTTGTGTCAAGGCTTTTGCGGAACTTACCCTGTGTAGTCCACGCCTGGAGTCGACCACAGGAGGGGATGACAGTAGTGACTGTGACCTACGCCCCTGGCGGGGATCTGACCCCCGATAGTACAGACCTCTCCGTACCTACCTATCTATAGGTAGTACCTAAGGGCTCCCTTGAGGGGAGCCCTACTTCTACCTGCCTATGTAGGTATTTCCAGTATAGCCAGACGGCCATGTCGGCATGCAAGCCAATAGATTCCAGACTTTATTCCCAAAGTGGTTCAAAAGTCGGATTCCATAACAGGGTTTCCCAGTGGCGTCTACCTCTTTAGCCGGAGTAGTGTTTTCCATATCACCCAGACGGGGGCAAAACACACCGGGGGGTACAAAATGCTTGCATTCAAAAGCGAATACCCATGTCCTACCTCCATCATTTCCGGTGGAGGTGAAGGCAGATACGGCCTTTGCGCCATGGAGCTCCTCTCCATCCTCACCGGGGACGACGGACGCTATGGCAGGCCTCACGACAACCCTCAGGGTGTCCATAGGGACCTGAGGAGCTTGATGATCAGCGTCAATGATTTCGGGAACTTCTGCATCCTCCCCTCGGTCAGAACTCCGGCCCTTTGGCCAATCCTCCCTTCCATCATCGGAACCGCAGACGGAGTCTTTCCCTGGAAGGAATTCCGTACGGCCCTGGGGTTTGTGGTGGACAGCGAGGAGGAGGCCGACTACATCCCTCTCGGAGGGACCATCCGTCTCCACGCCTTGAAGACTTCAGAAGGCGAAGGCTACGAGGGAGCCTTTAAGGCTGCGGTAGAGGCTTTGAAGACTGCTACCACACTCTTCCACGAGGCCAATGGGACCACCCCCCTCCCTGACTTCCTCCCGGAGCACATGGAACGCCTTGCCTCTTACCTTGAGGCCAACAAGGACAACAGCCTCCTTTGGCCCTCTGAGGAGGAGGTAGCCGCTTGAGGCTGTACTGCTACCACTGCTCCTTTGAGGGAAAGGCGGAACGAGGGCTAGCGCCAAGGCCTTCCCGGAGGAAGACGAAAATCTGTCCATCATGCAGAGCAGACGCCTATCAAGGCGACTGGTGGGAGGAGGAGGTGATAAATGACGAAGCCGACCTTAGCTGTGCAGACTGAGGCAGGCAGGAAGTATGTCCACCCTGTCACCGATGAAGAGGTTTACTCGGTCACCACCATCATCAATGGAGGCATCCCTAAAAAGCTTGAGGATTGGGCGGCAAGGGAAGCGGCTAAGTACGCAGTACAAAACTGGCACGAGCTGACCCTTAAGCCAGAGATTGAGCGCCTCGCCCTTATCAGCCGCGCACACGAGAGGACTAGGCAGGTCGCTGCGGACAAGGGGGATGAGGTACACGACTCTGCGGAGAACTACACCAAAGGGCAGCCCGACGGTAAAAGCCTCAAGCACATGACCCAGCTGAAAAACTTCTTTGAGGTCACAGGCTTTGAGCCAATGTTCCAGGAAGTGTCCATCTGGAACCGGTCCATAGGGTACGCCGGCACGGCGGACCTGATTGCCTTTGACCATAAGCGAGACATGATTGTCCTGATCGACTACAAGACGGGTCGGGGCATCTGGCCAGAGATGGCCATCCAAGTAGAGGCGCTAGCCCGTGGAGAATTCATCATTGAGCCGGACGGCACGGAGATTCCTATGCCGTGCGTTGATGAGGTGGGTGTCCTGCATCTCCGCCCTCAGTCGTGGTGGTACCACCCTGTCACCACCCCAGAGGCGACGGAAAGAAACTGGTCCGCATTCCTAGGGGCCAAGCAGGTCTCTGACTGGAAGCGCTGGCACCCAGACATGATCTGGGGCACCACCGACCGATACAACGCTTACAACTGGCCTCAAGCAGCCTAGGAGTCCCGTGAGGTTCCGCCCTAACCCGCTTATTCAAGAGTGCTGCCTAGACGTTCTACGTGCCAACGTAGGCACCTCAGAGGAAGGAGACAGGCTTATCTGTCGCGGATGCGACATGGAGTACAGGATGCATCTCGGTATCTGGATGGCTGACAAGAAGGGATCGCAATAGGAATTGACTACTGACGGGGGACCTAAGTTCCAGGCTTCTTTCAAGTACGGGCCTAGGCAGGAAGGGATGGTCGTCCTTCGGGCCGATGACCCCGACGAGGCTCAGGCTTGGATCAACGTCGCTGAGCAGCTCGCTCCGACACTCAGTGACCTGCTCACGGTTTACAGCCCAGCTCCGGCAGGCGCTACAGATGCCGTGGGGCTTCTCCAGGAAAAGATGGGCGCGGAGGTGGTTGGGTCGAATTGCGTTCACGGGGCCATGGTCTACAAGACCGGAGGCGCACCCCCTCGGGAATGGGCCGCTTGGATGTGCCCTGCCCAGCAGGGCGACCCTTCCAAGTGTCAGCCGGTAGACGCCAAGACTGGAAGGCCATGGCCTAAGCGGTAATGTTCAAACTGTTCCGATCTTTCAGCCGGGACAGTGGACAGAAGGGCGCTCTTCCTCCGGTCTACTCCACATTTGAAAAGCAAGGTATCGGCCTCTACCGGGGTGAGCTTGCTATGTGGGCTGGACCTCCGGGGGCGGGGAAGAGCGCCTTAGCGCTCAATTACGCGCTCAAGGCCAAGGTGCCCACCTTGTATGTGAGCTGTGACATGGGTCCTCAATCCGTCATGAACAGAGTGGCGGCTATTGAGGCAGGCGTCACAGTAGCAGAAGCGAGGGCGAACCCCGAGAAGTATCGGGGAGTCATCGAGTCGGTTGACCATATGTATGTCACTTACCCCTCAAGGCCCGATGCCGAGGCGATAGCCAGAGCGCAACAGGCTTTCATCGAGGTACACGGCCTACCCAGTGACCTTATGGTCATCGACAATCTGATGAATCTCAACAGCGGCGCCAAAGATGAGTACACAGGCTTTAGAGATTTGAGTCAGGTGTTTCACTACCTAGGCACAGAGCTAGAGATCAGCGTCCTCCTGCTCCATCACATCAACCTGGGCGGAATTGACCTCACTGTCCCTGGACCGCTCAACGCCATCAAGGGCCAAGTGACTGAGCTCCCTGGACTAGTAATGACCTTCGCAAAAAGGGAGGGGCAACTGCTTGGAGCGGCCGTTAAGAATCGTCAAGGGAGAGCCGACGCCTCAGGCCGTACCTACGTCACTCTCGACTATGACGAGGAGAAGCAAATCATTTCTGATCAGGTGGCTATACCGACACCACCTGTCAGCATCCCTCGCCGTAAGGCTCCTGTGGAGATACCGGATTGGTTCGCCAGGGGAGTCAAGGACTAGAAAGGGCACTCATGGCCAAAGAGGAAATTGACTGCTCCGTGTGTGGAGATGGCGAATGCATCTTCACTGCCTGGTGGAAGGAATACCAGGACGCGACATCCCCACTCCCCCAGACTCTCTCTCCCGAGGGGATCGAGACGGCAGAAAAGGTCCACGAGCAGTGATCTGTCCAGCATGCGCCAAAGCCGCAGACGAGGGGCTAGGGCCAGAGCATCACTGCCTGCTCACTGCCGACGACCACGACTGCGTATGCCAGCACCGTCCCAAGGCCACGGTTGGGTAATGCCCGCAAGGACAGAGGCCGCCGTACCGAGCTCGTAGCGGCTCAGTACTACCGGGAACGGCTCTGGCCTGACTGTCAGGCGGTAGCCCCCTCAGCTCCCGGCAGGGACCTCCTCAGGACCCCAGGGGCGGCCATGGAGGTCAAGGCTCGGAGTGCCTTCTCTCCCGCCGCATGGGCGAGGCAAGCCCAGAAGAACGCGGGAGAGGACATCCCCCTAGTCCTCATGAGGCCTGTCGGGTTCGGAGAGGAGAGCGTAGGCGACTGGCCAGTCTTCATGCCTAACAGGCACTTCGTAGAAATGTGGAAGGAGGCTTATGGAGGCAGAGGATCTAGGCGAGCTACTCGAAGGGCCACTAGACAAAAGGGTGAGAAAAATCCTGGACACAGCTATCGCCTTAGGCTGGGATCCCCACCCGATCACCCTGGTATCCCGGTTCTCGAAGGTGCCGTATCCTCCATTCTTTATGCGATGGGATTTGAGCCCGGAGACTATGAGATGGAGATTCGGCGGATCCCGAGTGGCCCTAGTAAGGCCGGGTTTTAGCGGCAAGCTCACCCTTAAGGATGCTCTTATCTACCTGGAGCATCCTGAGGTAATCCAGGAAGAGGATCCTACGTGAGTGCAATGGGCATTCCAGAGAAATACCTTCCGAGTCGCTCACGAACTAGGAAGGACTTGCAAGCCGGCCTGACCTACCTCAGGGGGCATGGTTGGTGCCGAGGACGGGCGCGCGACGAGGATGGGAGGGTTTGTGCAATCGAAGCTCTAGCGCGCTCCTTTCGCGAGGAAAACCGCAACTGGTTCGATGACTTGCCGATGGTCGCTCGCTTCCAAGTTGCTAGGCGACACCTGGACAAGAAGGTTTCGCAAGTGACTAAGCAGGGCTTCTCTACCGAGGGATACAACGACTACGCCGCCAAGGGGCAGAAGGACCTTGAAGACCTTTACGAAATGGCAATCGCCGACGTTTAGAGAGGGAACCATGGACAAGCAGGTAGCAGAGATGATCATTGGGGACCTTGGTAGGCAGGTTCTCTCCCTTCGAGAGCAGATTGCCAGTCTCAAGAGGAGCAACACTGCCTTGCGCGAGCAGCGGTTCCGACTCAAGCAGGCCATTAAGGAGTCGGACACAAACGAGGCAGCCCCCATGACTCCCTCTCTCTTCTTGAAGGCCTAAGCCTAGGTGTCCTTCACCATACTCCTGGAGCACTATGGGGTTTGGTGTAAGTCAGCGTGGGGGCAGTTCAAAACGAATTGCCCCTTCCCTGATCACCCAGATTCTTCCCCGTCCTTCTCCGTCAACGTGGATGCCATGCTGTGGAAATGCCACGGATGCGACCGAAGTGGAAACCACATCACCCTAGTCTCTCAAATGGAGGAAATCAGCAATGCAGAGGCTCGACGGAGAATCGCTGAAGTTCTGGGAGGACAGCTCGAAGAAGTATCATCAGGACCTAGACGAGAAAGCTCTTTCCTACCTGACTGGGCGAGGGCTAAGCACGGAAGCGGTGGCCTCCTACCGTCTTGGGTACGTGGCTGACCCTCTGCCAGGCCATGAGGCGTATCAGGGCCGGATCGCCATCCCTATCCTCAAAAAACTTTGCGTCGTCGGCTTCCAATTCCGTTGCATCGAGGACCACTCATGCAAGGACGCCAAGTGTGCTAAGTACCTGACGGATGGAGGACAGTGGCTCTACAACACAGCCGCTCTAGATATTCCTGGGGATGTCCTAGGAATATGTGAGGGGGGCTTCGACTCCTACGTCCTCACTAGTGGATGCGGCATTCCCACCATAGGCATCCCCGGCGTGGAGGCATGGAAGGGACATCCTTGGTGGCCAGACCTCACCAAGGGACACAAGAAGGTCCTCATCTTCGCCGATAACGACACGAGTAATGAGAAGAATCCCGGCATGCGCCTAGCAAAGGAGATTCTCCGAGATGTTCCTAGGGCCAGGCTGGTCACTCTCCCCCCGGACTCAGACCCCACAGACACCTACCTCAAGTACGGAAGGGAAGAAATCTACAAGCGATCCGGATACACTCCCCCGACGCAAAGGCACCTGGAATTGGTGTCCTAGACGTAAAGAGGACACATGACCTCTCAGTACAAGGACCGCTCGGAAATCGTCCAACGCCTTAATTGGGCGGGATCCTGGCATTCCCTTATCGTCCAAGGGATGTTCACCCCTGATAGCATGCCCGATGCACTTATGGTCATCAAGGCTAGCCAGCTCATCGCCGCATGGGAAGAGTATCAACTTCGGTGCAGGCAAATCGAGAAGCTCATTAAGGCGTCCCATGGAAAAGAGATTCAGCCTAGCTGAATGGCCTATAGCGTCATTCGGTAGCGCGACCCACGCCTATCACGGCCCTTGCGGAGCCCATTACGCTATTGGCACCGCGGACTCCCTTATGCAAGTAATCCTAGAGCACCGCTGCGAGGAAAGGTGACCTACCGGGTAGTGGTCTATGCCTCGCCTGGGTACATGGACCGATGGGCAATCCGTTACTGGCTCTATCGCGTCACCACGGCTCTGCATAAGGTGGTCGCGTCTACATGTATCTACGTTGTCGGCTCGGGGGGAAGGGATGCGGTAGAGGAGTTCTGCCGTCATCACAAATACACCTGGAGCTCTATCCCCTACCCGGATCCGAAGCTGATCCCGAGGGCAGTCCAGAGTCATAAGGAAATCTATGACCCAGACGTTTTGCTGGCCTTCACCAAGGGCGGCGAGACGGTATGGGAATATGCTACTCTAGCGATAGAGCAAGGGATTAGGACAATCCTTACAGCTCAGCTCGCAGGGGAAGACGACAACTGAATATTGCCTAACTAAATAAAAAAGGCCCCTGCCAATCGGCAGGGGCCTTAGTCATTTTGGGGGGAAGAGTGCAGGATGAGCTCTACGCGATGGCCACCAGTGCGGCTAGGTCGGTGGCTAGGCGCTGGCGTGAAGACTATGAGGACATCCGCCAGGAGATGCTCTTGGCTGCCCTATCGGCCGGCTTGGACCTGACATGGATGGATGACCCAGACCTTGAAGAGGACGATTGGAAGGACCTGGCAAGGCAGACCAAGACCTTTCTCCACTACGCGGGAGAGAGGTACTGCCGTAGGGAGAAGGCAGCTCGCGAGGGCTATCAGGTAGAGGACGAGGCCTTCTATAGCAAGGCTCGGCTCCAGCAGCTCCTTGAGTGGTACCTAGAGTCAGGCCTAGAGGCTCATCCCCCCGTGGGGAGGGCTGAGAGCGTCTCTAAGCCCACAGGGGATCCGGCCGAGGGCGGCAGCCACCTGGCAAGTCTCCTGGACGTAGAGAGGGGCCTAGGCCTTATCCCTCCCCACTACCGGGAGCGCCTGGAAGTCCGTTTCGGCCCGCTTTCCGGACTGTCAGATGACAAGATCGCTGACCTTTCTCAGTCAGAAATCAGAGCTCTTACCGGATGGCACCATGACCATTTGGCCAGGGTGCTGGGGGTCACCGGAGACCAGGTAAGGCACCGGACTGACACCGCACTGCGACACCTCCTGAGGACCCTCGGGGATGTCAACCCCTGGTCCCGTGGACCGGTCCCAAAAAGGGTCTTCCGAAATGAGGCAGCGTGAGTTAGCCTGATCTGGCTACACCGGAGGACACACCGATTACACAGTAAAGGGCAACGGAGAGGCCCCCGACAGCCATTGTCGGGGGCCTTTTCGTCTCCGGGTTTTGGGCAAAAAAAAAGCCCCCTCCGAGGAGGGGGCTATAAAGCTATGCTCCGGCCGAAGACCTCAGGTCGGCGTGGGCTGTCCAGGCTTCCACTCCTTCCACGGGATCCCGTCAGGGTGCTCCAGGAACTTCTGGGTAGCGGCTCCGTCCGGGGACCATCGGCCAAAGGCCGCCTTCCCCTTGGTTCGGAGGTGCCAGGCCTTGTAGGCCTCGTTAAGCGGTGCCCAGCTCGCCCATCTCTCCGCCGTTCCACCGGTATTGCTACCGCCTCCTCTGGGGGACTTCTTGCCCTTCGCCTTCCCCTTCCCCGCTGGGACGGGGAGAGTATCCACCTCCACCTCGCGTGTCGGGAACATGAACGTGTCATTGGCCTTCTCTTCCTTCTCCCACTCCACCGCGCAGAGGTCCTTGTCATAGGGCCTCCCGGTGAAGCGGTCGAAGACCCGCCTGGTTTCCACGGTCGTACCCTTGGGGCACTTTTCTCCGTGGACATCGCACAGGGTCATGATTTTGATTGCCATGGTGCTTTTCCCTTCTATCCCTCCCTGTCGGGAGGATGGTTAATGATGAATAAGGAAGGAGCCCCCCACCTATGCAGGTGGAGAGCTCCTTCAGATTACTAGTAGGCAGTACCAATCGTTGGGTTGTTACCCAACGTTCTGCCATTACCTATGATGGCGTCCCTATGGAGCCCGGCGCCCCTCGTTCCTTCCTTTGGGGAGTCAGAGGGGAGCTCCCTCTGTACGTCTCCACTTAAGCCCTTACAGGTGGCCTCGTGGACGACAAGGTTCCTAGGGTGAGGGTGTGGCATGGAGCAGCTCTTACACAGGACTGGCTCCACGTCCTCAGGCATGCCTACGAGCTCCCAGGAGCAGTAGCCCGCGTGGGGGTAGCCGTGGATCTGCTTGGCATGCGGACCCATGCTGCCCCTGGCAACCTCCGTGTCACATGGCTTGTGGCGGAGCGTTGTCCTACAGACGGCCCGAACCTCCTGTACCCAGTCAGGTGCCTGAGCGGAGTCAGCCGCCCTGGCGTAGTACAGGACGTAACGGTGTAGCTCCTCGCCCTTGTACCCCATCCCTATGAGGATTTTCTGGGCCACAGAGATGGTAGGACGGGTCGTCCTGGTCGCAGCAACGGCTGTCGCGCTGAGACCGATCCCCCTCGCGAAAGCCATCTGACTGAGCTTCTTCTCCTCCATCCAGGAAGCGACGAGATCATATATCCCCTCCGGCATCTCCTCTTCTTCCTCCGGTTCCTCTGGGGGCTTAGAACCCTGATCAGAGAATGGAGGTACGAAAGGAGGGGGGACGGGCTTTCCCTCACCCCCCGAAGGGGGGTCTAGCTGAGGGTAGGAGATCTTCTCGGGCTCTGAAGCCGGCGGGATCACTTTCCTTTCTCCGGGAAGGAGCAACTCGGCTCCATGTACCGGCTCCCCGAAGTCCTTAAGGAATTGCAGGAATGTTTGGATGTTCCCGTCATGCCCCGTCTTAGGTCCCCACTCGGTTACCGAGCAGACGTCGAGCTGAGCCGAGACAACCCCATCAGGCCCCTCAACATGAATGAGGTAACGCCTGCCGAGGACTCTCTGACCTCCTTTATGGTGGGGGTCACAGAAATAGACGGGTTCGTTGCTCTGTACCATGCTTATCCCTTGTCGTGCTGAGTGTTACCTGAGGCTGTGACGGGGGTAATACGTCTCCTTCTCTTCTTGCCCGCCGCCCCTACCTGGAATGGTCAGCCATGCCACGGCAAGAGTGACAGGCACGACCAGCCAGGAAAGGTAGCCGCCGATGACGAGTAGGTGATTCACGGGATTGCCTCCGAGATGTGCTCATATGAAAGCGCACCGCGTGTGTGTCAGAAACGCGGTGCGTGTACTGCCTTACCCCATGCCGGATGATGCCCTAATCCGGCATGGACTAGGGATGTACACGCTAAACCTCCTGCTGAGCTGCGTTAACCTTGCGAAGGATATTCACCAGCACCCTCCTTGGAATATTCGGAGAGTCGTAGGTCTCCGTAAGGGTCTGGAGATACTCCAATGGATTATCCATCGTGAAAGAAGCCGTCTTCCTCGTAGTATCTACCCTCACTTGTGTGCTCTCTATTTCTGGCCGCATGATTTCCTGCACGGCTGCGAGCTGATGCGGAGTGAGCTTGATGGTAATCTTCGGCACTTCATCTCTCCCTTGGTTACGGTGATACAGCCAGGCCCACACACATCGTGCGAGCCCTACTCTACCGCCGTGACCCTCCGTCCTTTCGGCGAAGAATGATCGCTAAGGAATTGCGTGGGATAGAAACCGCCGATCCTTCGTTGTATAGACGGGTAAGTCTTTTAGTGGAGGCCTGCGGGTTATCCTTCCGAATCTGGAGGACTCTCTCCGCATCATGGATGGGCGGACGCCCCCTTTTTCCTTCCGGAGCAGGAACCCCAAACCATTCCTCATGTTTGCTGTAGACGATCCCCCGTAATGCCTTTTGGGTAATAGGCGCCTCCTCGTGAATCTTGTTGTATGACGCGACGAGCGGACCCAGGTCATGAGCCAGCTCGGGATCTTCTTCCAGCGCCTTCCTGATGTAGGTGTGATCGTAGCGCCGTACCCCCATGGAGCCCCCTCCCCTGTCTGGAGACGCTAAAGGGCTCGGAGGTACCTATACCCCCGAGCCCCATTGTCTTGCTCCTAGGCTAGGACGGCACGCCACCTAGCGGTCAGGTCGGCGTAGATGTCGACGTCCAGGAGCACGTCCGCCAGGAGCTGCTCAAAGGCGGGCACCCAGAAGCCACACCGCATCGCCAGGTGGGAGGTGATCCCCAGCTCTCTGGCCGCCTTGTCGTAGCACCCGTAGGCCTGCCCCAGGGGGTCACGGTGTGGGTCTGAGACGTCCAGGCGATCCAGGTCCACACGAGACCGCCACCCCCTGGAGTGCTCGTCCAGGAACTCCACCCCACGATCAATGCGGGTGATGATGCTGGAGTGGTAGGCAGCTAATGTCTCTACATCCATGGTTTCCATGTGCACCCTCTCTTTCTTGTCCTACGCGCCCCCCACCGCCCATAAAGAGCAGTGAGGGGCTACCCGTAAAGTGGGTCAGTCTTTCTTCCTTTCCCTATGACGGAACAGCAGCTCTAGTACCAGGATCCACGCGAGGAATGACACGGTGAATAGGACCGCGCCCAAGGTGGGCTCCATACTTACCTGACTTTCTCCCAGTCGCCGCAGGAGCGTGTGGCGAAGTCATGGCCCTTTTGAAGGGTGACCCTCGGCCGGCCGCCCCTCGGGATGTCGATGGCGATGATGTCGCTCTGATTACTCCCGGTGCGGTAGATGGTCCATGAGCAATCTTCCACCGCCTCTTTGGTCCGGTAGGTGCCAGCGGGGATGTCCTCGCCTACCACCCAAATGCCTTCCTCGATGACGGCAGACGGCTTGGAGGTCGACTTGGCGACCCTAGGAGTAGCCGTGACCGTGACCGTGGGTCCTGCCTCTGTGATGGTCACCGCAGGAGCGGCCTCGGAGAGAGGTTCCCTGTCGGACGAGGCGATCGGCACCCCACATCCGAAGAGCAGGGGGACGGTTAGAATATGTGCGAGAATTCGCTTACTCATTGATCTTTCCTGTGAGAGGTGAAGCCTTGCCACGCAATGCCCTTTTCTGCGTGGTCAGGCTTTCTTTCTTGCTTCTTCCTGTTCCATGATTTCTCGAATGGTGATATGAGTCACGCCACGCGGTAGATACTTCCCGCGATAGTAAGTCCCCATCCGTTCACGGATTTCGCTACGTGCATTACAGAGGCGGTGCGGCAGTCCTTTCGCACCACACCCATAGGGACGGATGGCGGGATCTTCTTCCGACCAGTCGACCCAGAAATACTGACTTGCCATTTCTCTCCCCATAGTGGCGGCGAGTGTGTGTAACTCCTTTCCTTTCCCTGTATGCCTAGGCATACAAAAGGCCACACAGACTACCTGGTCTGTGTGGCCTTTAATGTGCCTAGCAATGCCTAGCTAGCCATGACATGCTTTGCCTGATCTCGCTAGGAGTCTTCGGCTTAACTCCCCGATCCTCCAGGATCCTCTTTGCCCACGCCTCCCTCCATCTCTCGTTGCGACGCTCTTGCCAGAATTCCCGAGCCTCCCGATTGCTCCTAAGCGCCTCCTCTACCCGCTTCTGGAACTTTTCGGCCTCAGTCAGGGGGTCAGCCATCGCGCCACCTCGGTAGAGTCCTCTCGATCTCTCTTTGCTGCTCAATGGCAGCGAGGACGATCCCCCCACTAGGGCCGCTCACGGCAGGGACTAGGCCCGCACGACGGTCGTCCTCGGTGAGATTGTTCGGAACCCGTACGGCGTAGTGCCATCGAGTATGAGTGACGCAACCGCGCCACCCAGGTACCCCTAGGGTGACGATGGTCGGTCGTGGGAAGTCGTCGGCCTCCGGAGCCTCGAAGAGCGCCAGGGCTTGAGCGATGCCGCTAGGTAGGAGCAGTAGGGCCATGCACCCATAGTAAACCTGATACTCATGTCAAGGGTAGACATGGTGGCAACTACAGATATGCGCCATCACCGCAGGTAGATACCGTGACCTGGTGATCGAATGGGACAGGCGGCGGCCTCGCTGGGTACAGGTCTACGAAGTGATCAAAGGACAGATCCTCAGCGGGGAGCTGGCCCCTGGCGACAGGGTGCCCTCGGTCCACGACCTCATGCGTGACTACGGCATCGCCAACAGCACCACGCAGAAGGTTTTTCGCCAGCTCCGTGCCGATGGTCTGATCATCACCGAGCCGGGTATGGGGTCCTTCGTGTCAGAGGGTCAGTCAGGGACGGCCAGGCCCACCGACCAGGGATGACCCTGGAGCCGGCGAGGCCTGGCGCCCATTCCGCGGGTTAGCCCCCTCAGTCAAGGGCTGCTAGAGCCTCGGCGATCGGAGCCCTGTCACTGAGGATGAGGTCTTGCTTGAGTACCTCGTCCCTGTCGAACCAGCCATAGCTGTCGATGAAATCGCCTGCATCCTGGTGAGTCAGCTCTACCTCTCCGTCAGCCACCTCACAGAGGCGAGCCACGGCGATCACTGTCTCACCGAAGCGGGCACTACCCAGTCGCCATGACCACAAGGCCAGCGGTCGACCAGGACAGACCCTCAGTCCCACCTCCTCATAGACCTCACGGCCCAACGCCTCATCGGGTGACTCGTTGGGCTGTATCCGTCCGCCTGGTAATTCCCACTTCCCAGGCTGGTGGGGGTCGTCAAGGCTCTTCCTCACGAGGAGAATCTTCCCCTCCCTGAGGATGACGGCCTTCTGAGCGAACTGCACCCATAGAGGATGTGAGCCGAGGCTCTTACCCCTCCATTGGTTGAGGATCTCAGCGCCTTGGGCCTGGAGCTCCTTGGCAGCAGGAGATCCCAGCGAGGAAGCCTCTAAGGACTCCTCGAACCCATCGCGCTCAAGAACCTTCGCTATGGCGATACCCGTACAGGCCTTACAGCCCTCCGTGAAGGTACTGCCATGCTCGGGGCAGTCTTCCATGTGTGTCTCCCTCCTGTGTCTAGCGACACAAGGGGGCCTAGAGACCAATGCCTCTAGACCCGATGCGCCTCCTAGGTCACCCCTTCATGTTGGCTGTCAGGAGCTCCTTAACCATGGCCCCGACATGCTGGGGGACATAGCAGGAAGTAAGCGAGCCGAAACCGGCCTTGCCAGGATCGATGTAAGCCGTGATCCTGACCATCCCTGCGGGGATCTCCGGCTCCTCATTCTCAGCCATCTAGCGCCTTCCCTTATTGCAGCCTGCTCCGTGCAGACTAAAGGCCCCACACCCGTAAGGATGCGGAGCCTATGGCTTGCACGGTTTCAATCCATAGTCATCGCCTCAAGCCATTCCTCAGGCTCCATTCCATCTAGGGTCTCGTCCTGGAAATCATCCTCAGTCAGGTGGATGCCGTGGCGCTTGGCAAGTTGAATGAAGGTGTCGATGCCCATTTCTACCTCCCTTGAGTGGCTGATACCACTAAACCCCTGCCATCCGATGCCCTCGGTCGGATGGAAAGGGTTTGGCAGAATCAGACGTAGCCGAAGCTATTCAGCAACTCGTCAACATAGTTGCTGGTCCGGTCCCTGTCAGAATTGGTGACCACCTGACGGCACCTCTCCTCCAGGTCATGGTGACTCTCCTCCATCACATGGGCGAGGACTCCTAATACCCCGTCGAACCGGCCGGCCTCCTCGGACCACCTACGCATGTCGTAGGTACGGCCCGACTTCTGAGCGTTGGCCTGCCAGGTGACCCAGTCCTGTCGCGCCTCCACCAATGCCCTCATGGGGAGCTCTAGGGAATCGTAGGTCAGTTCCATTGTGTGTGTCCTTTCCGATAGGCCGTGTGACCTATCAGGGCCGACCCATGGAGGAGGCCCCATGGGTTCGCCTGACTAACTCACACGAAGTCATGGATCAGCTTTATGGGCTGGTCCTCCCGAGCGATCCTGTAGAAGGTGGGATAGCCCCAATCGGGAATCTTCCTCACCTCCCGCAGGAAGGCCTTGACGGAACGAGGGCTGTCCGGATTGAGAGGCGAGATGTCGTCGGGGTTGAACCCTTCCGGTAGGGAGCCCCATCCCTCCTTGAGATACTCGTCCAGGTGGACAGCCACCTTTCGGCGGAGCCTCCGGAGAGACCAGCTCGTGAACATCATGGGCTCGCCTTCCCACCACTCCACTAGGCCTACATATCGCCTAAGCATCGGCCATGGTCCTTTCGCATGCCTCGTGGACGTACATAAGGCGGTATTCGCAGTAGATGACGGTTCCGCAATACGGTTCCGCTACCACGGCCTCTACCGCCTCAGTGGAGCCGTCCCAGGAGTCGACCAGAGCCGTAGCCCTTTCGTAGGCACTCCGCATTTCCTCGTTGCCGATGAAGTCGGATGCCATGAGCCCCATGAGCCAGCCTTTGGCGCCCTCTAGGACGTCATCACCGGAGAAGCACTCTGACTCCCCGGTGAAGCGGCCATTGGCGCTCTTGTCGGCGTGGATGTGCATTGTGTGTGTCCCTTTCTTTCTAGATTCGCGATGCCCTAGCGAATCTCAGCCACTCACCTCTACCCCCGAATAGGAGAGATGAATGACTGGCTATCGCTAGTCAGGTGGGGGCCACTGAGGGGAGAGAACGTCCCCTAGGTATTCATCAGGGTCGTCATAGACGACCACCGTGACCTCCTCGGCCGGCTTCTCCTCGGCCTTCCTCATGTCGTGCCAGGTGATTTCCGGGGCTTCCTTGGCTAACTGTTCCCGGATCTCTTCCGCCCTGGCGGCCGAGACCGTGAGACTTTCAACGTCCAGGTTGGCCCCTACGAGGGTCGTGTAGTGGATATCCCCATCACCAGCGGGATAGATCCACACGTCATCGTCCGTGAAGATGAGGCGGACCCTATCCATTGGACTTCCCCGCCTCTTGGACTTCTGGCATGGCGGAAAGTCTCTCCCGCCATATCTCCGTGAGGTCCGGGTAGCGGTCGAAGTCTTCCGGCCGGAGCCAGAACCCTAGGGTCTCCGCCTGGTGCATGGTTAGCCCTAGCTCAGCCAAGCCGCTGATGTAGCCGCCGTAGAGCTGGCCCAGTATGCACAGGACCGGATCTAGGACCTCCAGAACCACGAGATTGATACGGGTAGGCCATCCTCTTAATTCAGGGTGCCCGCCCTCGTTACCCTCTCGACTGCGAAGGAAGATGATCCCCTTCTGCACTCGGCCCTTGAGAGTCTCTCTGTCTACCATTGTGTGTGTCCCTTCTGCGGAATAGGACTACTCCGCAACTCCCCATACCTCCACCGGAGGCATAGGAAGCAACCGATCTAGTCCTCTGACTCCTCCCAAGTAACCTCGTCCAGGTCTAGGGCATCCTCGTTGTCCACGTTCCCGGAGGTCTCCCACTTGGGGCGGTTCTCATCCACCCAATCCTGGACCTCATCGGCATCCAGGACCTTCTTTGGAATGTTGAGAGTCGCCACGTAGGTAATCTGCGCTGTCCCGACGATGGTGACTTCTACCTTGGGCACTTTCTTCTCCCTTTTCGTTCGGTTCACTCTTCTAGCGAACCTCCACCAACCACAGTCTCCAAACTGCGGATGATGGGCTATCGCTAGCTCTCTTGGAGGGCAGTAACCTTCTCCTTCCATACCTTGGTGAGAAGCGCGTAGTCCTCATCCCTTGCTCGTGGCCCTCTGTCGAAGTCGTAGGGGACGAAAAGCCCAAGCTCTTCCCCCTCCCAGGAAGTGATGCCGAGGTGCTCGGCTCCGTCGCTGTAATGGCCCATGAGCTGGCCTAGAACGCAGTAGTAGCCTGAGGACATATCGAGACTCACGAGATCGACCCTCTTCGGCCAATTCCTGAGCTGCTCGTACTTAGCTTCGTTTTCCTTTAGGAAAGCGAGGCCCGCGTCGGCCCTGGCTTCTGCCTCTGCCCGCATCAACACTGTGTGTGTCCCTTCTAGATTTGCCGTCTAGCAAATCTCCTATGCCTACCTACTAGAGGCAGACACAGGGCTATTGCTAGTCCTTTGGGATCTCACCCTTCTCCCGCCACACCTTGAAGGCTCCGGGGAGGGATCGGTGACTTGTAGCCGTTTCCTCGTAGAACGGGAGGATGTATCCCCAGTAGGCGGCCATGAAGTTCCAAGCCTCCGTAGAGTTCATGGGCTCTTCAGCGCCATCCTGGAATCCCCAGACGTAGGCGTTGGCCCTCTCCGCGTATTGCTGGACTATGGCCCTCTCCGCAGTGGGGAGAGCCTCCGTACGCCTGCGAAGGTCTGAGGTATCAGCCAGCTCGACCACGTCAGCCATTGACGTACCTCCCGAGCATTTCCCGGTAGTCGTCGGCCTGGTCACGAAGCTGCTGCATTCCAGCGGTGGTGAGACTGGCCTCGGAGAGAATCTCCAGGTGGTCATTGACCCTTGCAGCCATGCCGTTGACCCTTTCCCAGCGGACCCTAAGGTCCCTCGGGAGGTGCTGTAGCGGGACTGTATTGACGTCGATGCCTCCTAGACTGAGATCCCTGTAGAGGTCGCCTCGCATGATTCGGTATTCGGCGATCAGGTTTCCCGTGATCTCCGCTACCGCCTCGGCTGCCATCATTGTGTGTGTCCCTTTCCTCTTAGATTCGCGATGCCCTAGCGAATCTCCAATGCCTACCTACTAGAGGCAGGCAAAGGGCTATCGCTAGACCTCCACCCATATGGGTACGTCTAGAGCTAGCTCCTGCTTGTACCCGAGGTCGCCTGTATAGACCAGGCAGCGGACCATCTCACCGGTAAACTTCCCGGTGTTTGAGTCCACTCTGGCCCGATTGACGTACCCATGCCATGCCTTCATCTCGTCAGGAAAGTCCCCCTTCTCTGAGAGATAGAAGCGGGTACCAGTATTGAGATGCATGGGGGTCGTTGGCCGAAGCTTCATGCCTTCGCCTCCGGGTGCTTCTCTTCCCAGTGGGTGAATTTCTTGTCCCCAGGAAACTGCTCACTGGCAGCCCAGTGAATGGAGTCACTCCAGGCATGCACCTGGCAATGATCCGTCCGGGTGATGCGGGAACCGTCCATGTACTGACGGCGCTCACCGACTTTCTTGCCGTCCTCTAGCACCTCCCAGTAACCACCCTGGGAATAGGAAGGCTTGTGGAATTCGAGGCTCATGCCGTCAGCTCCAGGAGCTTCTCAGCACCGAGCTTCTTTTCCAGCGCTTCGTACAGTCCGCACGAAGTACCTTTTTCCCTGTGGTACCGGATGTGCTCCTTGCGGATGTATTTCCGCATGGTCCACACCGTAGGGAATTCGTGATCCTCCGGGATCCTTTCTTTGATCCACTCGGCCAGCACGGACCCTAGATCGTCGCATTCATGAAGTGACTCCATGAATACCTCTACCGTGTGGTCCGGGAGACCGATGCTGCGCATGTAAATGCAGTTGTCGCAGAGGACTTTGTACGTACCGGGGGCGAATCGCAATTGATGCAACCCTTCGGTTTCGATCCTCACGACGATTGATCCCGCAGGAATCTTGCCAGTGTCCTTCTCATACCGCTTGACCACATGCCGGACTTTGAAAAGCTCTCCGTCCTCGATGCGCCGAATGGTACTACCGGCCTTGACTTCCATTGTGTGTGTCCCTTCCCGTTGTCGCCGCGATGCCCTTAGCGGCGGGTCTGTGAACAGACCAGGCAACCTAGGAATCGTCCTAGGCTCCCCTACCGGCTCACTCGCCCCTTACGAGGTAGTACTTCTTCCTGCGGTTCATGCCTGCCCTGGGCATGTCTGAGCCACGGGCAGGAGGAGGCTTTTCCGCCCTTACCTTTCCGGTGTTGATCAGTTGAACAAGGATCTTGCTCACATAGGCCTTAGCTGGAACGTTGTCGAAAAAGGCCCATAGCTGATCTATGGAGGCCCCATCCGGGTAGTCGTCTAAGGCGGTAAGGATGCCTTCTCTTACGCTTTCCATGTGTGCTCCCTGGTCGTAGTGAACAGACCAGAGGCCCTAGGGATACACGGCCCTAGCTCCTCCTACCGGTTCACTTGCGTCGAATCCCCTGCTCATACATGACCACAAGCATTTGCGTAATGGTCGTGATGACTCGGCAATATATCCCTACCTCCCAGCTCGGCCGCCCCTGCTCGTGGACCATGTCCTCATGCAGTATCTTCTTTAAATCCCGCAAGGAAGTACCGGCGAAGGCAGCTATCATCTTGTCGAACTCGGCAATAGGGCATCGATAGCGCCCTATCCCCTTGATGTAGAGGCCGACGATCTCGTCACTTTTCATTGTGTGTGTCCCTTCTTAGTAGGAGGTGACCTACTAGGGACCGTGCACCTACGAGAGATGCACTGGCCTAGATGTCTCACCTCACCTCTATGACTGCTCTGGTCTCGGAGTAGTGGCCTGACTCGCTGCTAGTAACTCCAGTGGCAGAGCGATAGATGATGTAAGCCGTCATCTCGTGAGAGTCGCATGTCTCTAACTTGAGACTGACTCCTCCCCTAAAATGCAGGCTGCGGTAGCCGGTAGCGGAGTCTTGGCAGACGAAGGAACACTTCATAGCTGTACCCCTTCCACCTTGAGTATCCGCTGTGTCTCAGTCCAGCTACCGCCCGCAACGTTCACGGTCCCAAGGTTGGCATTCGCCCATTCGACTATGGCCGTTTCGCCTTTAGCTTTGACGTCCTCCGGTATGGGTAATTCGAGGCCATGAAAGGTGACCTCAGTAACCGTGTGGATCGTGACTCCCATGTGTGTCCCTTCCCTCTTGATAGGCAGTGACCTATCAGGGTCGGCCTAGGGACCATTGCCCCTAGGCTCGCCTGACTGCCTCACTGCTCACTTGCCCTCTAAGACATTGGTCATCGTGCACGAGCCTGTAAGGTGCTCCTGAGAGCACACCGGACACAGGTTGGATGCCTCACTAGGGGTGGAGGCTGAAAGGCTCTTAGAATCGCTCTCAGGGCCTTCTGTGGCCTTTGCTGCCTTGTTCCATTCCCGGCATTTTTTGTTGAACGCCTTAGACCTCTTAAGGTTCCGTGCCTCTCGGCTGGAAACCTTGATCAGCTGGTCATGGGGGACAGTGAACAGTTGGCCCTTACAGACGGCACCCTTAGCGCTTGGGTAGGCCCTGATGGCTTCCACTTGAATGCCACCGTGAATGTCCCTGAGGACTTCCACCTCTATGCGCCTGCCGCCTACTTCGATGTAGTGCTTAGCCATGGTGTGTTTCCCTCCTAAGAGATGTGACTCTCTAGGGACGGCCAACCGGCCCGTAGGCCGGTTAACTCGCCTAGTGATCTCACATCTACCTCTTACGGTTCCTGCGGGCGATCCTGACCTCCAGGGCCATCCCAGCTACCAGGTAGGCAACCGCCATGACTCCCATGGCGATAAAGAGCACGTCGAACTTGTCCATTTTCTTTCCTTCCCTAGTGGCTACCCAAGTGAAGACATGGCCCGTAAGACAACTGACGGACGGATGACCGGTCATGGTCAATCACCAGACAGGCCATGCCCTCTATGGGTACACATTCCTTCGGCCTCAACTTGCTTGGGGTCGTTTCCTCTCCCGGGACCAGGAATGTGTGTAAGGGAGTTTGCACACACACATCATCGGGAGGGACTTACTACTCAGTGCCTCTTACCCCTAGGTCATCGATGCCTAGAGAGACTGACCTTCGTTGCCAGTCGTAAAGAGGTTTTCAGCGCCTAGAGGCAGATCCTCTAGGTGGGGGCCGCATGCCCCTTCACCGCCAAATCCCGATGTATTGCGCCACTATGAAATTCACAAGCTACGAAGGTCACGAGGTGGATTTCCTTTGACCCCTTAGGGGACCTCGTGTGCGCCAGGTCGGATGTCCGTCCCTTGCCCCCTGGGGGGCGAGCGCCTCGCTGTTCTGTTGGTGTTGCGAGCCGTACATTTCCGTAGTGGGTACATGGGGGGAAGATAGGTGACCTATCTGTGTCAGATCTGTGTCCAGGCTGTGACTTTGTATTCGGGCGAAAATAGGACAGACCTGGACGCCATAGGACACTGTACGAACGTATAGAGACATGCCTTTAGGCCCTACCTGGGCATGACCGAAACCATGAAGCCGCTGGCAGGTCATAACCCCTCTGACCTGCAAAGATAAGCCTAGGCTTATGGTAGGCATGGCCCGTTCCATCCCCTCGGGGGAGGGCAGGCAGGCAGGCCAGGTCTTGCCTGGTCAAGGGATACCTACCAAGCGGTTGCTTGGTTCCTTAGGGAGGGAGGGACTGTCGACCGTTGTCGACCCTTAAGGGTACGTTTGTCCCATTATGTCCGCTTTATGCGTATTCTCAGGAGGCAAAGCCTCTCTGACCAGGTGAAACGCTCTGACCTGGGCAAACGGTTTACTGCCTGGTACTCGGCACATAGGACGAAGCGGTGATCCTACGTCCAAACGTAGGATGCCTGCCCGATTCATGCCCGATTCGTACCGTTTGACCGGGGGGTTTTAAAGGAGCTCCGCTCCCCTCCCCTACTATCCCCTCCCAGATTTTTTTTGTAAGTATCACGCTCCGTATAGAAAAGGGTCAGCCGGCAGGCCTTGCCGATTACCATCTGTGCACCTTTAAAAGTCGTTATGGAGTCGTTACTTTTTCTATCAGCGATATGGCCTCCTAGGCGGTGTCTATATATATGTAGGTACGAACGAAGTGAGTAGCCCCCTGTAAGGGGGGCTAGGAACGAGTGAGTACCTACCGAGGACCTACCAGGTAGGTACTAGGCCAACCCCTTCACGGGGGTTGGCCTTACTTATGAGGTAGGTAAGGTATTCATACATGACGTAGGGGTGTACTAGGTTCTTTGGGTCGGAGGGCTTCTCTCCTAAGTACGACTGAGGCTAAGCGTCGGATAGTCGATGGGATCCGACGAGGGATGACCCTTAAGGATGCTTGCGCTCTTGGTGATCGCAGCATCAATACCTACCATTCCTACCGGTCAGCCGATCCTGATTTCCGGTCCCTCTGTGACGTAGCCAGGGGCTCGGCCGGCACCCAGACTGACGAGGACATCCGCAAGGCCAGAGCTGGGTCCTTCGAGGAGTTCCGTTCTAAGTACCTCGGAATGGATACCTTCGCTCACCAGCTCCAGTGGATTGACCTCATCGAGGGAAGGCAGCCGCGGGGCCTTCACCCCGCGATGAAGTATGAGCCTGGATCCCCCTACCACATCCTCATTAACTGCCCTCCCGAGCACTCCAAGACCATCACCCTTTCCATCGACTACGTGACGTACCGGATCGCTAAGGATCCCAACGTCCGAGTCATGTTGGTCTCTAAGACTCAGGAGATGGCTAAGCAGTTTGTGTACGCCATCAAGCAGAGGCTTACCCATCCCAGGTATGAAATGCTCCAGAGGGACTTTGGTCCAGCTGATGGCTTCAAGGGTCAGAGCGCTGTCTGGCAGGCCTCTCAGGTGTACCTCGGCACTGAGACCCGAGACTCGACGGAGAAGGACCCCACCCTTACCGCCCTAGGTATTGGTGGCCAGATTTACGGCGCCAGAGCTGACCTGATCATCCTGGACGACTGCATCGTCCTCTCTAACGCGAATGCCTATGAGAGTCAGATTCGGTGGGTGCAGCAGGAGGTCCTGACTCGGCTTGGGCCTGGCGGCCGGCTGATCGTGGCGGGTACACGGGTCGACTCCGTCGACTTCTACCGCGAGCTGCGGAACCCTGACAGGTACCCAGACGGACAGTCCCCGTGGACCTACCTCGGTCAACCGGCCGTCCTCCAGTACGCGGACGACCCCCAGGACTGGGTGACCCTCTGGCCCGCCTCTAACGTGCCTTGGATCGGCTCTGAGGACTCCCCTGATGCGGAGGGGTTGTATCCCCGCTGGGACGGTCCAAGGCTCTATAAGCGACGCGGCATCCTCGACCCCAAAACCTGGTCGATGGTCTACCAGCAACAGGACGTCTCCGAGACCTCCATTTTCAACAGCCAGACGATCCGGTCTTGCGTCAATGGAAATCGCACGGTCGGCATCATGCGGGAGGACTCCCAGTATCACCGCAAGGGCGGGATGAAGGGTCTCTACGTCATCGCCTCCATGGACCCCGCCATGGCGGGAGAGACGGCCACCCTTATCTACGCGGTAGATATGCAGACCCAGATGCGGTATGTCCTGGACGCCAACCGGATGCCTAATCCCTCGCCTCAGATGATTAAGAACCTCATCAAGGCCTGGACGGAAAAGTACAACCCTAACTGTTGGGTCATTGAGAAAAATGCTTTCCAGCTCTACCTAACCCGAGACGAGGAGATCAGGTCTTACTTGGCCAACCGAGGAGTATCCATGCTTGAGCACTACACAGGCTCTAACAAGCTGGACCCTGATTTCGGCGTGGCCTCGATCGCTCCCCTGTTCTCTGAGCAGATGATTGAGCTCCCCAGCTCTCACAACTCGGAGGGTGTCAAGGGGCTCATTGAGCAGCTCATCACTTGGCAGCCAGGCATCAAGGGCAAGGATCTCAAGATGGACTTGCCTATGGCTCTGTGGTTCGCGGAGCTGAAGGCCAGGACCCTGGTTGAGCAACACACGATGCGCAGCACCAACCATTTCCGTTCCAAGTACACCCCTCGGTATCGCTCCAAGCGTCAGGCAACTCTGTACCTGGATGACCTCGCCGAGGACTTCCGATGAAGGCCCTGGTCTGCTCCATGTGCGATTGGACGGCCCTCGTGGCTATGGACCTGGACAGCCGGGACGGCCAGTGGGCTGCTCGGCGGATTTTGGACATGCACTTTGATACTCACGTTGAAGACTTTCGAGACGAGCTAACCGCCATTGCTGAGTCCTGACCAGATCGGTTACAAGTGGAGGGAGCTCCGCCAGAAGTTCTCGGTTCGCGACCAGAACATGTCTGACATCCGGTCTATCCGCGCGGGCAACCTTCACGAGGTAGCCCCGGATATGTTCTCGGATGACATCCCGAAGAGCATCATTGCCAACCACATTGACATTGCTGCTCGGGACACAGCCGAAATGCTCGCCCCCCTGCCCGCCTTCAATTGCTCGGCTAGCAACATGACGTCAGACGCGGCTAGGAAGTTTGCCGACAAGAAGACCAAGGGCATCCTGCACTACCTAGAGATGTCCTCGGTCCAGGCTCAAATGTATACAGCCGCGGACTACTATGTCTCCTACGGCCTCATGCCTGTCATGGTGGAGCCAGACTTTGAGAAGAAGATTCCTCGGATCGTCTTCTTTGACCCCGAGGGCTGCTACCCGGAGTATGACCGGTGGGGACGGCTTACCTCCCTTACGCGGGTCATCCGACGGTCAGTCATAGACCTCTGCGCTCAGTACCCTGAGCTGACTGCCCAGATTTGCGGCAAGTACCTTTCGCCGAATAGCAATGCCCTGCTAGAGGTCATCTTCTACCACGACAAGGACCAGTGGTGTGTCCTTATCCCCGAGAGGGGAGACCTCAAGCTTAACTTTGCTGAGAACTTCCTTGATGAGCCGTGCGTGGCTGTGGCCCAGAGGCCAGGTGTTACCGATGTAGCTCGTGGTCAGTACGACGATGTCATTTGGATTCAGCTAGCCAGGAATCGCTTCTCCATGATGGGTATGGAGGCTGCGGAACGCAGCGTAGAGGCTCCTATCGCGGTCCCCTATGACGTCCAGGAATTCTCTATCGGTCCTGGGGCTACCATCCGCACCAACTCCCCGGAGAAGGTTCGGGTAGTCGCTCAGGAGTTTTCTCCTGCGGCCTTCCAGGAGAGCCAGATGCTTTCCATGGAGCTGCGGACTGGAGCCCGATTCCCTGAGACCCGTACGGGCAACATGGATGCCAGCATCGTCACGGGTCAAGGCGTCCGTGCCCTAGAGGGTGGCTTCAATAGCTCCATCCAGGCGGCTCAGGAGATTTTCCGTAAGACCTTTAAGGACGTCGCTCGCCTCGCCCTCAAGATGGATGAAACCCTCTGGGGAGACGAAGAGAGGGATATCCGAGGGCAGACGGATGGCACGCCTTACTCCCTCAAGTGGAAGCCGTCCAGGGACATCGACGGTGATTACACCGTGGACGTTACCTATGGATTTGCCATGGGCCTAGATCCGAATCGGGCCCTGGTGGCTCTGCTCCAGATGCGCGGCGACAGGCTGATTAGCCGAGACTTCACGCGCCGGCAGTTTCCCTTTGGAATCAATGTGACTGAAGAGGAAAGCCGGATCGAGGTGGAGGAGCTTCGGTCTGCTCTGCTCCAGTCGGTAGCTGCCCTTTCTCAGTCCATTCCGATGCTAGCCCAGCAAGGGATGGATCCCTCTCAGATCCTCGGTCAGATGTCTCAAGTCATCAAGCTCAGGCAGAAGGGCAAGACGCTGGAGGATGCCATTGAGACCGCGTTTGCCCCACCTGAGCCTCCTCCTGGTGCTGCTCCTCCTGGCGGTGGTGGTGACCCTCTGGCCGCCCTGCTCGGTGGCGGAGCCCCTCCGGGAGCTGGCGGAGGCGGGATGCCTCCTGGGGTAGCTGAGGGCCAGGCAACTATGGGGCCTGGTGGCCGCCCTGACCTGATGACCATGCTTGCGGGCCTCAATGGAGGCTCGGGATCACCTACTAATACCGTCAACGTGAAGAGAGCTCTCCCTGCCTAACCATTTTGACCCTGACCTACAGGGCGATCTCGCGTGGCGATTCGCCTTCCATGCTGCTACCGACGAGGAGAAGCGGATGGAGCACACCAGTGCTCGGTCTAAGTGCTACACCCTCGCTAGTGAGCTGAACCATTTGCTTCCTCCCGGCAGAGAGAAGTCTCTAGTTTTTAGCAAGCTGGAGGAAGTTATGTTTTGGGCTAACGCGGCTATCGCAAGAGAGAAGGAGAAGTAATGTACAAGCCTATGTCTGTTCCAGCCCAGCCCAATCGAGGCAAGGGCGGCGAAAGCCTCTCTAGTTCCATTGCTCAGCAGAAGCCGCAGGGTGGCTCCCCTCGGGATGTCGGCCCAGGCGCTTCCAAGCTTATGTGTCAGGACATTAAGGGCCCTGGCGCCGGTACCCGAGGTGAATCCGGCAAGGTTCGGTCTGTCCCTCCCCGCTGCTGCTAACTGATTGGAGCTGAGTGAGCCCATACGAGGATGACGAAGAGGTGGAGGTCCCTGACCTTCCTCCTATCCGGTGGTCTTGGATGACTCCCGCAATCCTTGGCGCTGTGACGCTCGCTCAGTTAATTGAGGTTGTAGGCGACGGGGTTACCAATATGGCTACCGCCATGGCCTCACACAGTAATTGGGTGCGGCAGCAGAAGGAGTTTCAGGACGAGGCTCGTACGGCTATCGAGAGGATCACTGCCGAGTAATGCCTAGCGGCGGATATCGCAAGCCTGCTCAGTCTGCCCCTGCCTCGGGGCCAGGCCGGCTGTCCCGGAGGACGGACGGTGGTCCAGCTCAGAGCATGCGGGATCTCCCTGACGCTGCCTATGGCGAGCAGGCCGCCATGCAGGAGGCCCAGGCGTCCGCGCCCATGGCGATGGCTGAGGGAGCTCTTGGCCTCTCGGGGGCTCCTGGCCCTCCCGTCGATGTCCCTCCGTTCGGTGGTCCCACTGGTCGACCAGACGAGCCCGTGACGGCTGGAGCCCCTATGGGGCCTGGCCCTGGTATGGCATCCCTCGGGCTGACCACGGAAGAGGACCTCCTCAAGAAGGACAAGCAATACCTTGCCACCTACCTCCCCGTCCTGGAGTACCTCAGCAACCTGCCGTCTGCCATGCCCTCCCTTCGGGCCATGGTCCGCAAGATCAAGGGCGCGGTAGAGCAGTAGTGCAGTGGTATGAGCGCTTCGGGGTTGCATGGACCGCCCTCGGGGATGCGGCTAGCTCTTTCTGGGATTTGGCCACCAGTCCTTTCCCCCCAGACGATGAGACCTTCCAGGAGATCATCCGTACGGCGGTGAAGGCTCCTATCAGTCTCGGGCATGCCGCTTACCAGACCGTGGCTGCTCCGGTGCAGGGCTTGGCCGAGGGCTTCGGCTGGGCAGAGGATAAGGTCACTTACCCGGTACGTGCCTATCAGCAGGCTTTCAACTTGGCTCAGTCGCCTACGTGGGCCAAGGCTCAGAAGTACGGATTCGCCCTTAACGGTGGGGGCATCCTTCCGGATATCAGTCCACAAGCCTTCCTCGACCCTGACACATGGTCCAAGGCTTGGGAGCTTGCCGAGACCAACTCAATCGGCCAGGGTGGCTGGACTACCGGTAACCCGCTTTCTAGTGGTGCACTCTCTGTCGTAGGCGCTGGCTTCATGTGGGATCGCCCGGACATCCTTAACAAGACCCAGATCGCTGCCCTTAAGGACGACACCCTCTTCAATGTCGTAACGGGTCTCACCGATGCAGCCGCTACCTGGTACCTCGATCCTGTCTCTAAGGTCCTCAAGGTCGGTGAGGCGGCCCAGGTTGTCTCTAAGACCTATGGTGCTGGCGCTCATGCGGCTGATCCCTGGCTAGAAAAAATGCTTTTCCGGCATACCCCTTTGGGGGTGAAGGAGACAGACCCCGACGCCTTCGCCAACTCGGACAGGGTAAATGCTTTCCTTGGATGGGCTGTCGGTAAGAGCCCCAGGGAAATCATCGAGCATCCGATGATTAAGAAGATGTCCAAGCGGGATGATGCAGCCGGAATCCTCGCCGGCCTCCTGGATGAGCAAGACGTAGATGCTGCTCGTCTGGTCATCGCCCATGGGTTTGGGTCTCTAGCTGCTCGGGCCAAGTTGGGCGAGAGGGCTGACGATCTGGCTATGCGGGTCGACAACGTCAACAACGCCACTAACAGGCCTCTTGCCTTGGCACTGGCCGATAAGGGCCAGACAGGTTTCTGGCTCCCTCCGGAGGTTAAGCCCGCCTCTGCCCTTCCCAAGGGTACGGCGCCCATGTCCACTGAGAGTATTGAGCTCGCAGCGAGGCTAACCCGGAAGCAAACGGCAGACATCCCGTCATGGACGGTTGACGATAAGATCCAGACGGTTATCAAGGGCCTCCAGGATGCAGATGCCCGCAAGGACAGCAAGACCCTTGCCCTGATCACTGCCGCGATCGGTGACCGTACCGACCAGGGGGGTATCTGGGGGGACATGATTTACCGCGTCCCAAAGATGGGGGACGCTAGGAAGGCTGATAGGGCTCTTGCCTACAGGGAAGGTTCCTTCTCTCGCTGGGAGGAGACCTTTGTCCCTTCTAAGGCTTTCGGCTATGGCACTCGGGTAGTCACCTACCCAGGTTTCAAGCTGGCCCACGCCTTCACGGATAAGCGGCCCCCTTCCTGGTTTGACGCCAACCGCAAGGACGCCACTCCGGCCCTTCATGCGTACATGAAGCACTCTGGGGCGTTCGATGATGCCCAGATCAATGGGCGCATGAATGAGTACCTTGAGGCTCTCGATATGGGGCAGAGGACTGAGATCCTTCACAAGACCGAGAAGCAGGCCATCCGCCACCTCGGCAAGAAGTACGGCCTCCCGGACGAGCAGGCCGACGCCATCGCGACCGAGAGCATCGGCAGGCGTAACCGCCTCATGTCCAAGCTCAAGAGCGGCGGCAAGAGTGATGACCAGGTCTATGGGGTCTATGACGAGGACGGCAACGCGACCAAATGGGCTCTCTTTGAGACCCAGGAGATTAACTCCATTCCCCTCCTAGACCTCCAGGCGTACGAGCGAGTGTTTCGTGTTCATGGGGACACCCTCAAGACCCTAGGCATTGGCCCGAAGGTTTCCATCAGGCAGTTCCTAGATGACGCTTACGAGGTCTTCAATGGCCTCTGGTCCTCCACCAACCTTTTGCGAGCCGGCTACACCATTCGGAATATCACTGATGACACCCTGCGGTCGCTTGCCTCCCTCGGCTCCATGGCTTTTGTGGGCAACATCTCCGCTGGTGTGCGAGCTGGCATCGGGGCTAACGCCGCCATCAGGGCCAAGAATCTTAAGACCAAGGCCGCCTACGGCTCCAAGCACACAGCCATTCAG